TTACACGCCCATAAGTTCCCGCACCCTTGCTTGTACCACAGCATGGTTGTGTCCGGCTGCTGTAAGTCTGTCAATTCTCTCTTGACCATCGCCCCATCGTCCTTGTATGACTTCCCTTGCAATAGCATCGACAGGCTGGGCAGGCTGTGTCGGCGTAGAGTTATTGCCGTATGGCAGCCTGAGTACCTGACCGATTCTTATTTTATCAGGATTGACTAAGTTGTTCAGGTGCATCAGAATATCTATGGTAGTGTTAAACCGTCTTGCAATCGCAGATAGAGTATCTCCGCTGACAACGGTGTGTGTTGTCGATTGAGGTGTTTCTGGTGCTGGTGCTGGTGATGCGTTCTGTGACCTCATAAACGCTTCGTGACAAGCCGCCCTCGCCTGCCTGCCTCTGCCCCTCGGTGTATTGGCTCTCTCGTTGGCTTCTGCCCTTGCGTGTATGTTTGTGCTGTTCTCGTTCCCGGCACCGCCTATGCTATTTGAAACATAAAGGCAGCAATGACCGCCCCACCGAGTCCACGGTGGTTGCTCGTTTAGGCTTGGGAATCTTGAGCCGGGATTGCTTCTGCCGATTCTTATATGATGCATAAAGGTGTTTAGCCCTGCGGCTATTAGTCTGGGCCCGACATAAATAATAACCGGACGGGCTACCCATCCTTGCGAACCCATGTTGTCTATGCCGCCAATTGACCTGACCATTTCGTTTGCATCATGTTCCGTTGTCGGGGTGACATCATAATGATCGCTTCTTGCGCCTGCGAAACTTAGGTTGAACTCAATTCCTGTTAGCACATCTCGGCAGCGGTATGAACTGTTTCCACTACCGATTGCCGCACCGAATTGGGCATTGTTTAATAATTCTACACTATTCGACATTTCCACTTCCTCCGATTCCATGTTCGTTTAACCTACGCACCACTTCATTCAACGTCCTTTTGCACCACTGCATTTCATTTTCCACTTTTGAATACTCCCTCGCACCATCAACATAGCTTTCGCTTATTGAGTAAGCTATGACATCAAACAAAGCGACAATTAGGCTTACAATCTGTGTTGCGGAATCCTCCGAAGTGAAAAAGCCTATTGTCGCCAAAGCGAGTACAACTACCGCACATTGAAATTTGCGGCTTGCCAACTTTTGTTTCCAGTTAATCTGCATTTCCCTTATCCTCCTTCGATATGTTTACGCACTTATCATTTGCTTTGGTGTGCTTTTGACACCAATATTCTCGTTTGCTTTTGCTGTTGTTGATTTGCAAGTGACCTACCCGGCGCATTATTTCATCAAGATACCCATTGCCGCCCAAATCCTTATGGAATACCGTATGAAGTTTTTTCAGGTCGTTAAGTTCCTCACCCGATATGCATTCCTCACCGATATATCTGTTCCCTAAGTATTTGATTCTGTCATACAGAAGCACATTTACGCCTCGCCCAAACGCCTGCATTTTGTCTAGGAGTTGCTTTTCAAAATCGCTCATGTCTGCTTTTTTCTTGTCTTTTCTATCCATCTTCTTTGACATGATGATTCCGAGAAAAGTTATTGCAGAGGCAAGGACAACGCCTACCGATGTGGCAATTGCAACAATAATTCCTGTGTACATGGGTTGAGCTGCATAGTATTGTCGGATGTAGTAAATGATTTCATGCTCCAAGTTCGTAACCTCCAAAAAAATTGCATAAAAAGACAGCACCTCCCGATGCTGTCGAGTAATTATGCTATATGTTTCTATTTATCCTAGCCAGTCCTCGGAAAATGGTTTAGTAAGAACAAAGTCCTCTGCAACCTTTCTCCTAAGACTATCATTATTGCAATGCGACATCATGCCGATATAACTGCTTGAAACATTGAGAGATTTTTCAAGCGATATTCTACCCTCGCTGTAGAGTTGCATTACATGCCTCAATCTCCGTTTCATCCGTAATGCTGTTGATTTTCTAAGGTGTATCTTGTTGTTCCAGATTCGATACCCCGCAAACTCGATGCCGTCCTTTGCGTTCCTAATATCTGATGCGCTGTATTCAAGTCTCAGCGTTTCGTATAAAAACCGCTCCACGAGAGCGTTGAGTCTGTGTAGTTCCGATTTGTCGTGACTGAATATCACCATATTATCCATGTATCTGATATAATGCTTCACGCGCAGATTGCGCTTCACATATTGGTCGAGTTCATTTAATACTATATTGGCAATCATCTGAGATATGAGACTACCTACCGGCATACCTACATCCCAAATTCTCACAGCACTTTCAACGTCTTTGACATCCGGCGGCAAGCCAAACGGCATTGTCTTGCTGTTTACTATTAAATCGAACAGCCACATTAAACGCTCGTCCTTGATTGTTCTTCCGAGTATTTCGAGTACCATATCATGCGGCACTCGAAAAAAATACTTCTTAATGTCGAGCATGAGCGCATAAGTTTTACGATTGTCTTTTTCAAGCAATCTTAGCCAGTATTGGATTCTCTTTACCGCTCTCAAGTTACCACGCCCTGAAATGCAGCCGTAGGAATCGGTTATGTAAGTTCTCTCGAACAGGGGGTTTACTACCCTATATATAGCCCATTGCAACACCCTATCTTTAAACGGCAGTATAAGGATAATTCGTTTCTTAGGAACTCGCACAACCACTTCCTTATACTTGCCAATCTCGTAAGACTTGTATATAAGATGGTTTTGCATATCAATAAGATTCTCTTCCAGATTTGCGGAATACGAAAGCACATCATCACGATACCTTTTGTCTTTTCTTGCTTCAAGGTACGCCTGATGTAAATTGTCGTACTGATAGATTTGCTCATAGAGATTCTTGTATGTCTTAGGCAATACTACCTCCGGGAAGTTGCCGCGCTTTGCGAGTTTTCGACCTTGCTTTTATTAAAAGAAAAGGCTACTAATGGCATACGCGGCTATTTTTGTTTTTCACCTATCGGTCAAGCCGACGGCGTGGAGATATTTCCTTTTACAACATCCTGTACTGAAAACATACCCTTGGGTATGCAATATCTGACTATGGATGTAAAACGCCCCGCGCCCCAATGCTCGTGTTGACATGCCACGGCTGAAGGTTCGCATGGACGCACCGCGACCCGGCATTGACACCGTTGTTCCAGTTGCCGCCCGATATCAGGCTTACGAAATATCCCCTTTATTTTGCTCAACAGGCTTTTCAGAGTTCTTCCGAATCCACCCGCCTAGCATCTTACCAATCTCGACAACCTTGCCACTCCACACTTCATATTTTTTTATGGGTAGAAACCTTAGATTGTACGAGAGTCTGATATATGCCTTTAGTTTTGCAACCTCAATGTCGAGGTTTTGTAGTGTGGTTTTTTTGTAATACTTCTTTTGCGCCTCTATCGTATAACCGAGAATGTTGTCCATGCATCTCTTTATATCTACGACAAGAGCATACTTTTCCGACTTCGGATATTGAGCCAATGCTATATAGGCATACTCAATCATATCAAATGTTTTTTGAAGTATTTTTAGTTCACTCATAGTGCCATAATACCACGAATCCAATCGAAATATCGGCTTTCGTGGTATTATAACGAAATGCGTTATACAAAAATTTTACGACAACGCGTGGCTATCGCCACGCTTACAGAACACAAGCTTTCAGATTACAGGGAATCAGAAACGCCCCGCGCCCCAACGCTCGTGCCGACATGCCACGGCTGAACGGCCGCATGGACGCACCGCGACCCGGCATTGACACCGTTGTTCCAGCCGCCGCCCGAGATCAGGCTAATAATTTGCGTTGGTGAATTTAGGTGGACTTGACCGTTCCCTGCGCCTACAAGGTCAAACCATCTGAAAGTGCCGATTGCGTTTGCACCTGTGGCATCGTAGCGTGTAACAAGTTCATCATTCCACTCCCACACGTTGCCGGTTGTGTCTCGGCAACCAATTGCAGAAACGGCTCTTGCAACGCCACCCGCTATGTTTCGAGCGTTATTAGCCGGAGCTGCACTTCGCGACCATGCATTATCGTTACTATCTGCCAAACCTTGAGGTGCGCCATATGCTGCGGTTATCCATTCTGTGTGAGTTGGCAGTCTTTTTCCGATTGTTCTTAGGCGTTCAACAAAAGTATACCAATCAAATCCCTCTGTACCCGTGACCGGCACAATGCCATGAGCGGATTGAATACCGCCTGCACCATCACTTGACGACAGGTATATATCTACCCATAAACCATTCCCTGCATAGACCATGCCTTCGGGTGTACATTTAGGGCGGTGTTTGAGTGTCCAGACTGATTTAGGCACTATGCCGTTGTAGACATTCGCCTCCCAGCCTGCGCCAAACGCGACACCCGACGTATTTATTGGCTCGTCTCTATCGTTTGTCCTACGTGCTACGCCGAAATGGAAACCACCGATTTTCCTTGAATTTGCCGCTGTGAACCCACCGGGGAATGTTGAGTTGAGCGAAATTCTGTATTCGCCTCTGTTTGATGAGCCGTCATCGCAAACGTAGATGTAGTAGTCTCTGCCTATTTGAAACGTACCTGCATCCAATTGCGACGCTGTTAAGGAGTCTCCGCTTTCTGTTTTGAATATGGCATCTCCGACAGCAATAACACAGTTCTCAGTTATTGTGAGGGTTGCATCTCCTGTAGCTCTGATATATTGAGGTATAGGGCATACGATGTCGAGCGTTGCGGCTATCTTAGCCGTTGTGAGCAACGATAGGGGGTCAATCCTCGAAGGGTCGTCTCGCATAAGTCTAATCATGATTCAAGCACCCCCAACATAAATTCAAGTTCCGCAATATCGAACGCATGAGATACGAGAACATTGTTTGGAACGTATATCGACAGCACACTGAGATCTTTAGCCGGTGCGCTCGACAACGTGATATTCGTTTCCACAAACTGCTCGTTATCCTCTCCATCATCTTCACTTGTGCCTTTGATGTGTTCCACACTCTTTACAAGCAAGCCGTCATGTGTCACGCTGTCTTTTAGCACCTCTGCAAAGTAGCGTGTTGTCACTACGTCTCCCGACATCGAGAGGATAGGTACGGCGTGATACTGAGAGCCAAGCATTGCACGGAACCTCTTTGCTACTTCCGCTCTGTCCAATGCGCCCTCTTGCGCCAATTGGAATAGATTTTGTGCATCTCGACGTGTCTGGATTATTTCGGGCATTCCTTTCATTGTTCAATTCCTTTCTAACTTTTAGTCTTTATAGATGTGATGCTCCGAGGTGTGCCGAACCGAGCCATGTACCGCCACCGCTATACTGCCCTGCTAACCGCAGAAAAGCGTCATTTACGGTTGGGTTATCGTCAGGGTTCAAGCCGAGCCTTATCGCAGTTTCATCTTGCAATAGGGTGTATTTGTTTAACGGTGTGCCGGGTGTCGCATTGTCGGCGTGTTCAAAGAAATAATAAGTTTTATTCGGATCTTCTGGGTCAACGCCCTCAAAAATAAGAGCAACTCGCCCCGCCTTTCCGACTTCTGGTATTCTGTCAAGCATTACTAAACCCTCCTGTAATCATGTATGGTCCCTCAAATCCACTCTCCACCATGTTGCTCTGTACGAATATTAACGATGCCTGAATGACAAACTCACGAGCCATCATAAGAATAATCTCGATGTTATTTGCCGCTGTGTGTGTGAGGTTGTTCATGTTCTCAGGTAACGGCGGCACATCGTCGAAAGCCTCTGCAGCTACCTGTCGTATAGTGTCAATGTCTCTGAGATAGTTACTCAATTGTTGCGGAGTAGGTATATCTTCAACTCGCCAATCTGTACGCGGGAATACAGATATATGCCTATACATATCGCTTATAATCCGCGCAGTTTCAAGTATCTCTACACCTACACGGTTAAAGGTGTGGAAACTGTAACGCCCCCTAAGTTCCGAAAGCCACTCAGCCCACTGTTCGGGGTCGGCTTCTCTCGACATAATCAATTGACGGAGTTCTGCCGCATAAGCCACATCTTCCGATGTTCTATCAATTATTAGATTCATGGGTATTTCACTTCCTTAATTACGATTGATACTGCCTTCCCTCATACCAACCCCAGTACGCTCCACCATGCCAAGAATAGTTAATAGTCTTGACAACAACTACCTTATCTCCGTATTCATTGTTGACTAAAATGGTGTCGAGTGGGTCAAGGCGCGGATCTGCTCTAAAATCGCCAAAATATATGTTTCGCCGAGATAGCCAATCCACGATTCTATCTCCAACATTTAGTGCGTGTTCCTTTTCTGTTATGAGGGGATTTTGAACAGGCTGTATGTTGCCGAAATGAGAAACGTCAATCACTGCCAAGTCGCGGTTTATAATGAGTCGTCGCAATTCCCTTGTCACAGTAATGCTTGTTTCTGGTCTTGAGTTGAATCTGTCAATAGTGTAATCAGGTGCAGCAGAGAGATATTCCATTCTCGCCCTACGGTGAGGCAAGCACCACTCTAATATCTCGACCTCTATGAGGTCAAAAGAGAATAATTCAAGCAATACAAGGTTATTTATTTCTTTGTTATCCCTAACTTCCGTTGTGTCTATGAGTATACCGTTTCGGTATGCATTGACATTATAAGAACGTGCCATTTCGCCATATGCCTCACTCCATGTTATGACGATTGCAGGAACATACCTATGGTCTTGCGGAAACTCTATAATCAACTTCGGTGGACTATCGAACACTGCATTGCCGTCCGACAACTGATTGCTTACAAATGTAAATCTCGAATTTGGCAAAAGCATTTCTATCCGCTCGTCAAGTCCGAAAATGTTTGTTTCATTTGTGATTATAGTTGAATCGCTATCCGATTGATGAATCCTAGACATATCTGCAAACGATGCAGTATCGGGGGATGTTATTTCACTTTCAAGCCCTAAAGCTATTGGCTCTATCCTCACAGTGCCGCGTCTATCTTGCCAAAGACCGCATGAGGCAGCATGAGCGCAAAGTTGCAACACCTGTGCAAGCGTGGCTTGAAAAGATTCTACAACCACTGTACGGATTGTCTTTAAGAGGTCGCTAATTATCCACCGAGAAGCATTGTTCGTTAGAGCTGTTAAGTCAGCTTGAATCAATGCTGCAACAGCTATGTCGTAGAGTGTACCTTCAAGAGGGCCGTTGTAAGTATCACCCATAAAATCAAAGACGTTTTTAGCCGTAAAAGTGGCTGTTATGCCGTTTTGCGGCACATCCCACTCGGATAGGAAGAATATACCCCCGTCAATCCATTCGATGACACCATTTATGTCATAGCCATATCGCATTGATACTTCTTGATGCTCCAAGAGATGTCTATGCAACCCTTGCGGATTTGCAGGATTCCAAAGCCTTTCAGTGTTGTCTACGGTAAATATAAGAGTGTTCTCAGGAATTATCGAACCTAACGGATCTGCCGAGTTGCGACAAGTCATATTGATGAGGTTATCTTTGTTAAACACTGCATAGTAGCCTATGTGCAGTTCCTCTATTCTCGCTCTGCAGCCCGGCAAACACCACTCGTTTATTTCTATGTCAATGCGATTATAGTTGTGGACGTCGAAATTGACCTCGCAGCGAATTTGTGAGTTGGTGAACCTCTGCGAACGCACCAATTGATTGTCGAGATATGCTGTGACGGTAAACGCTCTCGCAAACTCGCCAAAGCCGGTACTCCACACCAACGTAAGCCCCGGTATCGACTGCAAGAGAACTCTCTCAAAGTTTATTGTTATAATCGGCTGTCTATCGTAGGGAAATTCTGCATTATCTGCACTCAGCCAACGGCTCACATAGCCGAAATTGTCGCGATAATCTTGGAAAGGTGCTATTTCGGTGTCGAGAATCCACACACCTAACTCATTTGTTATGTACTTACCGTATGCTCTTGGCTCATCTGATATAATTTCGTCTAAGTTGGAAAACCATTCTTGGTTACGCCCCTCTACTGTATATCTGCTAACAAGCGCAGGGTCGGTTATCGTGTAAACGATTTCCAAAAAAGACTCAGGCGTGAAGTTTTCCCTTTGGGCGCGTCTCCACGCCGGACTTACATTTTGCATGACATACCACCTTAAACAGTGATAAAGGCTATACGGCAATTAAACCAGCCTTTCAGTCTTCCTGTGTTAAAATCCATCAGCTTGCCTTCGGCGGTGGTGTTCGACTTATACATAGTCTGAGTAGTCCATGTGCCAGTGTTAGGATCAAAGTATCTAACCGAACTCTTGAATGGTATTTGACACACTTGCGCCCACAATTCCACCGGCAACCACCGCCACGTTGTTTCAACATTGGTGACATTTTCTCGTATGACGCCGCCAATCATAATGCCGCCGGCATTTCTCGCTGCATCCACGAATACTGCCGTTTCAGGATTATATTGACTCATCCACGGTAATGCCCAGCCATTTGCAAAAATTAAAGGTTGTAAATTTGCCATAGCACCACCTTAATGATTGAGTGCAAAGTTGTCGCCATCGGGATATATGGGAAAACCTTGCTGCCTTGCTCCCCTTTGTGCTGCAACATGAATATCTCTATCACCCAAAACGACAGACAAATCTTTGTCCGCTATAGTGGATAACAGCTTGACCGCTTGCTTGAGCAATGCATTTGTCGCCATCTGCGCTTCTGAGGAATCGCCGCCATCGCTGTATTCGGCATTTTCCGCAGCGGTCAATACACGTTCTCCCTTATGGAGAAATGCTGGGAAGTCGTCGTATGGTATGAATGGATGTCCTGTCGCCAACCTAGGTATGTTTACTGTTGATGCGGCCGGAACGGTAATGGTTGCTGCATTCGGTAGTGACATTAGGATGTTTGCCGACTGAACCACTGCGGCACGTATGCCGCTAACGAGATTGTTTGCGAATGTTTCCGTCGTGCCAAGTACGGTATTAAACATACCTCTGAACGCATTATTTATTCCAGACGAGTTGCTTACGACATTCGCGGCAGAAGTTAATGCACTACTTATACCGTTAGCAAAGTTGGTGCTGAATGTGTTGACTTGCTGCATTACACCATTAAACAAGTTGCTGATTGCGTTGGTAAAATTTGTAACGAATGTATTTGTTTCTGATATAATACTTTGAAACAATGTTCGGAATTGATTAAGTATCGGATTCGATGCATTTTGTACCGTCCTTTCAATTGCCGTCATAGTTTCGTTGAAGCTTCTTACTATGTCAGTAGAGAATCGGTTTGTTTCTTGCATTATGTTCTGATACAACGTCCGGAACAGGGTGAGTATCGGATTCGATGCGTTTTGAATTGTCCTCTGTATCGCAGTCATCATGTCCGTGATTGTGCGTTGCATATCGTTTGAAAAACGTGTCGTTTCAGAACGAATATTTGTAAAGAGTGTTCTGAATAGGCTGGTTATCGGGTTTTGTGCATTCTGAATTGCTTGTCGTGCGTTTGTCATTGTTCTGGTGATTGCAGTTACAAACTCGCTTGAAAAGCGTGTTGTTTCGCTCATTACGCTACTGCTGAATATGTTGCTAAATGCACTTTGCACCCTTGATGAAGCGGATTCGATTGAACTAATGACTGCCTCCATCATAGAATCAACCGCACTCGTAACCTCCGAGGTTGTTTCTTGAATACCGACAATGATTCCCTCGTTCATACTTATGCCTTGTCGCTTAGTGGCTTCTGACGGATTCGTTCTCTCTATCGCCACATCTCCGGCTTCAAGTGCTGCAAGCAGATTGTCGCTCCATGCTTCGCGCATAGCATCTTTAGCGGCTGTTATACTCGCAAGGTAGCCTTCACTCATTGCCGCACCTGTAGCTTCTGCGCCCTCGAAAGTCAAGCTGAGATTCTCGTCTTGGAACTCCCTTGACCTTTGCAGGAAGTCGGCATACTTCTCTTCAAGTAGGCTTTTTTCTTCTCTAAATTGAGAATACATACCCGCAAGCATTTCACTAGCCTGCTGTTCGGTCATGCCTTCTATTTCGCTCCAATGGTCTCTGAGGTGAGTTGCACGGCTAACGTAATCATCCGACAAGATCTGATGTTGTGCGCGGATGTTTTCTTTTAGCAATTCTTCCGTTCTTTGGCCTGCCAATGTGTCAATCGCAAGTAAGCTGTCGTTGCGAGAGTGCAGTATACTCTCCCTTTCTACACCATCTCTCACAAGTAGACTAATACCATTCTGCGTGAACGCTTCAAGATTTGAGGTCATCTCATTAAGTGATTCAAGAGACAGTGATTGACCCGCTCTCATGTTCTCGGCAATCGTATCACGCATTGCTTGCGTATCTTGGGTTACGGCGTTGAACTGGTCTTGGAGCGATGTTTTCACATTGTCGCGTAGCTCAAGATACTCTTGTGATATGTTTGGAAATAGTTCCCTTACCCGTTGAAGTTCCTCTTCGCGGGCTTCGTTTATGCGTTGCCGTTCTGCGGCCACACTATCGCTATACTCACGTTCTGAGGTTTTCGCTTGTTCAAGCAATGCCGCTGTTTCCGCTGTGACCTCGCCGTGTATGCGTTTTTCCTCATCAGCGTTCAGTTGCAACTCACGCACAGCATCAGACCGTCTACGCATCTCGCGGTCAATCTCGGCTATCCTGTCATCGTAGAACCTCGTAGCCTCTGACATACGCCTTTCAAAATCAACAGCCTCCTCACCGAACACAAACGCAAGATTTTCAAGAGCGGCATCTTTCATGCGCCGTAACTGGTCTACTGCTGTAGATGCCATCTCTCTTATGTATCCTGTGATTTGCAGTGTGTCCGACTCAACAACAGGTCTGCCTTCGAGGAATAAGTTTAGTAACGCCACTCTTGCATCGTCAGCTCTGTCGATGAACGGGTCAAGCATATTTCTCGTATCTTGTGAAATCTGCTCTGCGTATCTGACAACCTCAAGAGTGGACACACCCCATGCATCTGCCACTTGGAAAGCAACTGCGCCCCAACTTCCCGCAGAGGCGTGAACCTGCGCAGTTATTCTATCTAATCTCTTCAATAAATATTCTTGATGTTCTGCAAGTGCTTGCGTTTCCGCTTCTAATTCCCGAAACGTCTGAAACACGCCAGTTTGCGCGTATACGACAAATCTTGAAAGCTGGTTTACGAGTCCATCTACTAAGTATGTGCCGATAAAAGTAACAGCACCGGCAACAGCCGCACCAATGGGACCACCTACTTTGAATCCTGCGAACATTGTTGCAATCGAGTTTGCAAGACGCATAGTATTGCCGTTCAGGAAGCCGTCTACTATGTCAAATGCGCCATCAATTGCCGCAACTATAATCATTGCTAAGTCTGCAATAAATCCTCCCAAATCAATATTGGAAACAAGCAGTCTTATGCTCTCTCCTAATTGCCGCCAATCCATGTCTCGCAAGAAACTGATAATTGTATTTAATAATCCTCTTGCAAGACTACTAGCACCTTGCGCCAACGCTGCAAAGTCAAACCTATTTAGTAAACTGTTTATTCCGGCGGCAATAGATGTTCCGATTTCCGAGAAGTTGAATGTTGCTGCAAAAGTCGCTATTGTATCGACAATCGCATTGAGGATATCAGCCGCCATTGTTCCCGCGCTGGATATTATGTCGTTCCATCTTATATCGTTTAGTGTTTCGGCTATTTTTTCGCCAATTCCTGACCAATCAACCCCACCTACGAGTGTTGTTACCGCATCCACCAATCCGAGTGCGAACGCATTTATACCACTCGTCAGTCTTTCAAAGTCCAAATCTCTGAAAAATGCATTTATGGCTTCGGCTATTGCATCTCCAACAGATGCCCATTCTAAATTCTCTACAATTCCCGCCAAAAACCTAATTGTGGCGTTAAGTTTCTCTGCAAGGGTAGATCCTATCAGGTCAAAATCTGTCGTTTCGATTGCATAGTTTATTGCTTCTGCTATGGCTGTTCCGAAGTTGTGGAAGTCAAAGTTTGTGTACCATGTGTGCATCATTCCAAACACCGTGTTAATTGCCTGACCGATCGTGTAGCCGATAACAGACCAATCAGCACCATCTACAGCACCATTAAGGAAATATGCAACCATTCTGACGGTTGCATTAGCCCACTCTTGTATGAAATCCCACGGAATCATCTGCAATGCGTCTGTAAATCTCCGTCCAAGCATATAACCGAGGTCGTAGAACCAATCAAAATCTTGATTCATAAATGCATCTCTAAGTGCTGTTGCAAAGTCACGAATTGACTCAGGTATCTCGACAGTTTCGAACATATCCCCTATGTTGGGACCGCTATCGCCACCGCCTGCATTGTTGGCATTGTCTTGTAGTACGTTTAGTTCATCAATGCCACCGGTTAGGTTGTCCACTTCCCGTGCTGCTGCGGCAGCACCGCCTGTGATAGTGTCGAGATAATCTTGCGAACTACGTCTTGCTCTGACAAAGAAACCCTGCCCGGTGATTGCAGCGATGAACATACCAATAGCGTTAGTTGCTCTAACAATGGCGTCGGTTACAGTATTGAAAAGCGGAACGAGTGCTTCTATTGCAGGTGCCGCCATTGCCGCAAGCGAGTTCCTAAGATACATTGTGTTTGTTATGAGTGACGACATAGCCGCATTTGCTCTTTCGCTAAACTGTGCAATATTGCGCGTACCGTCTCTAAATGCCCTTAGAATCTGTGTGAGTATTCCTCGCATAAAGCGATACAGAACAATGCTCTTTAGTGCTTTTCCTATTGTCGAGTTCATAAACCCTGCTTGCTCATTTACGTTTCTAAATCCGAGTGCAAGCCTTCCGGTGCTTATTGTGGCTCTCGCAAAACCTGCTGCCACTCTGCCCATCACTCTCGCTACTTGCCATAAAGTAGAAAGAACTCTTTGCAAAATGCCCTTTGCAACACCAAACGATGACATGAACGCACTACCAACACCAGACAGTATAGGCTTTATTCCCGATAGCGAGGTTTTCAACTCTTGTGTTTTTTCGATTGCCGGAACAATGTTGTCTATTATTCTGTCGCTAAACTGAGTGTCAACAGTTGCCGCCGCTTCTCCTGTTTCGCGAATAGCATCAACGTGTTCTATCGCCGCACTTGCTGCTTCTCTTGACTCACGAGCCATTCTATCGAGCGTACTCGGCAATAGTTCGATTTTTGATTTTGCCGACACCATATCCTCAGACATAGCTACAGTGTCTTGCGCTGCTGTCCTGATTTGTTTCGACACTTCGGTAAACCCCTGTGTATTACCCACTTCTTTGAGCGTTTTGTTTATCATCTTGATTGTTCCACTCAAAGCTACGAGTGCAGGGATATCCTCTTTTATCTTTTTCAGTTCCGTGCTGATTTTGCCTAAACCCATACCGTCCTTTGGTAGTTTCGACATAGTTGTGCGTAAACTCTTGATTGAGTTTTCGAGTTTCGTTAGCGCACTTGCAGCCCTAGAACTGTTAGATTGTATTTTTATTTCCAGTTTCTCAATATCCATGTTGCAAACCTCGGTGTTGATGTTTCTTTGAATAAGTGTTATAATTGCGCAAAAAAGAAGGGGGTGTCGTAATGGCTGAACGCCTTGAAAACAAAGTTAGGTCAAGCGAAATAGGGAAAGCAAAACCAAAAATCATACTTGGCTCGATATGTGTATTGCTATCTGCAACATTTGTATTTATCATGCTTACCGAAAGAACGGGGGGTGGTGGCTTGCTTCTCCAATCGTTCGCTGTTGCTGTTCTGCTATATTTTGCATATGTAAACTTTTCCGGGTATTGCCGTGTAAAGTGTCCGTATTGCGAAAAAGATATTCACATCAAAAGACTTGCTCAAAACGCAAAATGTGAATTTTGCAAAAGTATAAGTGTCCGAAAAGGAGATATTCTCGAAGAGGTCATAAAGAATTAACTCCACCGATAGATTACTCCGTCGGTGGAATTTTCTTTTTTGCCATTGTTGTGTTTATGCGTACTGCAAGACTTTCAAAGGTCGCTTTCATTTTGAGCATTTCACGCTCTTCTTTTTCTGAGTTTTCCTTTTCTGTCTTGTCGTTTAACTGGTACGGCTCCGTGTGATACGGCACAGGCTTAGTATTGCTTTTTCTAAACGCATGAAGTAATGGTGATACACATATCAAGGCATCGTAGATATATTTACCTTGCAAGAAACATAGGTAATTGTCCTTTTCGTGCTTCCTCTTTTCTGCTTCCTTGAACGCCTCTCGCACATACTTCGCTATCCACGGGTCGCCATGCCAAAATTGCTCATAAGTCATTCCCATTACGAGGTAGTGGTGACACATCTCGTTGAAATAATCAGAGCATGATTTGCTGTTGGGAGATTGAGTTAGAAGCTCTTCTCCCAAGTTACGTTTTTTTCGCCACCCTCAGTTTCCTCAAACAGTGAATTGAGGGTATCGCCATACATTTCGCCAAGCGCACCGTAAAGTTCTGTTTTGTTATTCATGCTGTTGAAAATTGCATCTACGACAGTGCGTTTAATGTTGCTGTGATTAGCGAGGAATGCCCCTGAAAATAGCATTGGCAGCATCGTCATAGGCTTTTCGTCAACTAGGTTAATCGTGAACCCTTGACGTTCCAGTTTTTCAACAGATGAGCGATTGTACTCAAGGGTATAGTTCTTGTCGTCGTACTCAACGAATATTTGCTTTTTCATTCCGCACCCCTTAATCAAACTCTGCAACAATTTCAGAGGATGGCGCAATTGTTACATTAAGGTCTACAACTTCATTCACGCCGCCGCCGGTCGGGTATGCGGACAGTTCTCCCCTAAACGTAAATTTTCCTTCTGAGCCTGTTGGGGTGAAGTTGTTGCCAGAACCAGTGCCTCCGAACCATACGCCGTACTCGTGCTGACTACCTTCAAGATTCATGCACTTCTGGTAATCGTCCTTGTCGTAGTTAGCAACGAAGTCCAATGCATCAAGCGATTGAATGCCGGCGATGTACGTCTGCATTCTGTCGGATAGGGTTGTTGTTTCCAGCATCTCCGGACTGCCGCCGAGGTCAGGAAAACTCTTAATGTCGAGTACCTTTTCCCATACACTATCATTGTTGCGCATGAGTGCTACTCTAAATGTTGATATTGCCATTTTGGTATCTCCTTTTCAAAATCAAAAATTGGTGTAAAAAAGCCGCTGCTAAGCGGCTTGAACCCTTGTTGGTTGCGGTTTATCTGCGGAACATCATGCCCGATTCTGATACAATCGCAGTATATCGGTGTACCCGTCTGGTAACACCGGCATCTACACTTGCCACAAACTCTCCAAACGACTCTACAAAGTTGTGTTCAATCATAACTTCATCTATTGAAGCCGCTATCTCTTTGCATTGATACCGCCCTTCAAACTCGTCATTGCTGTGTATCTCTACAGTCCACGAGGATTGCGTGTGCCGCCTTTTGCTGTTGAGGGTGCGGCTATACGCCATGCTCCCATTTTCGGCAATTGCAACGGCAGGAAATTGGCTAGGTTTAGCCATTGCCTTGTTTACCACATTGAAAGAATCCCCGTACTTCTCGCGCAATCTTGTTGCGATAACTGTATAGAGTTCCGGTTCGATGTCGTACATCATTTGAACACCTCTCTTGCAAGTTTCGGAATTAGCTGAGAAAGCCTTTGGGCGGTTTGCCACATAAAAGGCTTACTCGGCTGACCGTTACTCCATCGGAACTCGTTTCGTTTTACATCAAAGTAAACCCAACCGTCTTTTCCGTGTGAGTTTGAGTCGTATGTCCATCCGGGCGGAACTTCGGGATGTGGGTTCGTTGCGCCAACTATGCCAAAGCCAAACTCTACAAAAACAGCGTAGGGTGATTCTGTGTAGATATACCCTGTGCTATCCTCAACACGCCCTTGTATCGACTTTTGCAAATCGCCAAAATCAACAGGACACAGTTCTTTTGCGATATTCACTCCCTCTTCGACACACCGTTTCAATAGAAATTGTTCTTTCGCAAGAAACTCTTTTTTGTAGCTTTGCAACTCCTTTAGAGCCTTGTCTATATTACCGAGAGATACGTTTATCGTTCTTGTACCCATCAACTCACATCCACCCTTGACATAGCAACCGTTGTATATTTGAGTGAAGTTGCAATGCAAGTGACAACATAATCGTGCTTAGTATCAGTTGACTCATCCGGATTAAGTTCCGGCTTAGTGTCGATGAATAGCACGGTTGTTTCGTCAATAGGGTATTCGTCTTTTGCGAACACCATAGACTTGTCATACTGTATGCTTATGCCGAATACTGCCGCTTCGCTTTCGCCTCTGGCTGCTGAGATATTTGCAAAGGCCTGTACAGGGTTGCTGTACTTAACTTTCTGCCCGATTTCGTGTCCATGCTCGTTTTTGATAGTTTCAAAGCCTTCATATAGACTGTACCAGAACTCTTGGCGGTTTCTGCGTAGTGTCCGCTTCACAATATCACCTCGCAATACCACACATAGGGGTGATTTCCCCCATGAGTTCTTTAGATACAGTTCCGGAGTTGTATGTTCTGTGAATGTTTAACTCGATATGCGCTACTTGTCCTTCGCCGCCTTCTTTACTCACCATTTCAATCACGCAGCGAATAATCCAACGCTTGAAACGCGGCTCTATAATAGGATTATCTTCATCGTCAACCGGATATGGCGATGTAGGGTAGCGCAATGAAAGGAACAGTTGAAAAGCATCTTCGATTATGTCGTCAAGCAGGTTTTCCTCATCCTCGTTTTTTGGATTTAGGCGGCTTTTTAGGCTCTCCAGTATCTCCGTTTTCATCATAATCGTCCTCCGTCGGTGGGTCTGCGGGCGGGTCAATAGGTGGGTCTGCGTGGGCAGAATCACCATCTTCAACAATTCTCCACCCTTGTTTCAGATAGGTATGCAGTGCGGATTCGCTGTCTGCCCTTACTTTGAATCGCCCTTTTTGAAGCACTTTACTCATTATGGTATCTCCTCTTATGTCCAAGCAGAACTACTCCGAACTGTCGGGATTTTCGGAGTTGCTTTCAGCGATTTTCTTTTTCAGCGATTTCACTGTGTCGAAACCGCCTATCTTGATGCCACACTCACGGGCTTCACCTTTTAAGGTTTCCAATTCAGTGTCAACCTCCTTGCCTTCTGCTTTCTTCTTTTCAACATCATCAAGCATTTTTTGCAAGTTCTCCCTGCTTTTGAAGTGATGGGCATTGATACCATGTTCTAGGAGTTTTGCCCTCAAAGCATCTTCGCAAGTGCCGTCAGCACAGTTTCCTTGTAGATTTGCGTTAGAGTCTCCACTCTCTTGATTGTTTGAAATATCTGAACTGTTCAAATTTTCAGGATTTTCGGAATTTTCGGAGTTTTTGCTGTTGGCTTTTTTTTCGTTTTTTTCATTTTTTGCACTAGCTCCCGTCTCTTCTTTAACGATATGGAAACCTTGCGGTTTCCATATCATGTTAAAATCAGATTCGGTTACAATGCGGTACACGTTATCTTTTCGTATCGTAACCATGATGCCCTCCTATGGTCCCGTTGTTGCTGTCGGAGCGATATTTGCGTAGATACCGTCGGCTTTATTGTCAAGCACAAATGAATCGTGGTAAATCCTGTAGCCGAACTTCCAACCGTCTGCACTTTGATTAGCTTCAGGCGTGACAATTTTCGGTGCGGCGCGCTTTACAATCTGTTTGACAGCAGAACGTGAAAGCATAAGGAAGTTGACCTGTTGTGCATCGGTTGCAGGTCTGTAACCACCTGTTTCTTGACCTGCTGTTGTGCCATCGAGGAAAGTGAATGCAGTCATCATCCGTTCCGACGGAACTTCGACTATCGGCATACGATTAAATGTTGCTACTTCAAGTTCAACTGCGCCGATATTGAGTTTATCCACGCCCATAAAACGTGTGAGTTCTTTGGAAAGCATGAGGTGGCCCATCACATCAGGCGTAGCAAAGATAACAATGTCGTTGAGTGGCACTTGCTTGTTAGTCAGTGCTGTGCGTCCGCCAACGAGAGCGGAAAGCACATTGTCTGCGGTAATAGCAAGCGTGACTTTAGTGCCAGCTTTATCAGCATACTTTGAGAATCGGTAGCTATCGAGTTCCGGTGCAACGTGCAGGCGGATAAACTCACCCGCAAGCATGGAGTAAGCAATGTATGCCGTTTCAAGGTCATCCATTGTGTCTACTGTGAACATCCTGTTTCTGTCCATCGTGAAAGTGTGAGTCTGCCACTCAATTTTTTGAGAACCGCCTACATATCCACCGTTGCGGTCATAGTCGGCAAGACCGGAGAGCGTCATTTTGGGGATAAGTACGCTTTTTGCCTCCATCGTCTCGCGGACAAATTGAGGATCAATGTCCAAAATTGCGGACTTGGATTCTGCTTGATACTTCTCGTCGAGAAGTGGCAGATATTTACTGATAAGAGCAATTTCGTTAGCCATGATTTTATTCCTTTCTTACGTGAGACCCATAGCTTTTCTAGCTTTAGCCTCATAGTCTTTGTTTGTACTACCTGCATCCCCCGGTGGGGGTTTTGGGGTTTCTTTCATAATTTTCTCGCGTAACGATTTTTCAAGTTTTTTTGCCTGATTTTCAAGCAGTGACTTGATTTCGTTCGCTATAGACTCCGTATGCGCCTCGTCATCAGTTGTAATGAGTTCGAGGATTGATGAGTAATCATCTTCCGATAGCCCCGTTCCCGACAAAACACTCTTAGCTTTCGCATTAGCCATCATGCGTTGGTACTTCTTAGCATTGTCCTCAAGCTCCCTTTGCTTTTCCTCAAGAAGTTCAGCCTCAGTTTTTGTTGTGCGCTTCAAGGCGGCGTGTGCGCTTTTTTCGCTCGTTAGAGCCTCTTCTGCGGTTTTTTTCGCCCTTTCCGCTGCAGCAAGTTTCTTCAAAAGGTCTGCAACTTTGGAGTCGTCTTTTGAGGGTTCCTCGGTAGAGGTTTCCGTAGTTTCCGGAGTTGTTTCGGTTTGCGTAGTTTCTTCTTGCTCTGTGTTTACATTGGCATCTTCTGACATAATAAAATTCTCCTTCTGGCTTTCCGAGTTTTTAGTCGACTTCGTTGGTCGCAAAAAGCCGTTTATTGTATGCAAAAGGCTAATAGCCTTACACATTCTAATGTTTACGCAACTACGAGATAGCACCGACAATTCTGCACCTCTTCGGGCGGTGCATCTGGATCACCCGGATATAAAAGGTTGTTCGAGAACCTTTCCTCAAGTTCCCGAACCTCTCCATCTACCCGTTTATGCGATTGGCGAGTCACCTTGTCGATAATGGCTTTCCACTGTTTTTTGACATTTGCTCCATTTCTTCGCAACTCGTAAAGGGCATCTAGTCTTGCCACGTTCTCAATGCGCGTTGTTTGCATTCTTGCCATCCTAATGGCGATATTTTTCCACTTTCTCAGCTCTTTCTTTATTTCTCCCTGTATGTCAGCGGGTAAATATCCGCGCCTAACTGCGTTATCCATGCGCTTTTTTACACTTGCGGCTACATCTATCTGTAACCTTTGCTCGTCAAGCCTGCGAGGTTGCAACTCGCCAGAACCTTCTTTTTTCGCAATGCTTCTATAATTGACAGCATATATTTCTCTTGCTTTCTGGTTGATTTCTGATGCAGAGTTGATAACCCCGGCAACGATGAGCGCAATGATGAAATCCGTGAGGTCGTTTCTCTCTCTTCTTGCATTTTGTAACCTCTGCCTTTGCGTATAATCGCCCTCGATGTAAAGCGTAGCAAAGTTCAATTCGTCTAAGCCAACAGCAAAAAGCAACGCAATATCCTCTTCCAGTTCGGCAAGGATTCTATCGGTCTCCCTATGCGCTCGATTACTCATAATTATCGACCGGTTTTGCTCTCATCCGTGCTATGAGGGCTTCTTTGTCCTCGATAAGCGGGTTTTTGTTAATCGCCCACTCTTCATCAACGTACTCGTCCGAGAGCATTGTCGAGATATTCTTCAGGAGTTCTGCGGTGAAGCTGTCGTGTTTTTCTTTGAATATGGCTATGATATTGTCTTTGCTCTTATCCCATGTTCGTTTCGGATCTGCAAACATTTCAACGGTTTCAATAGCCTCTTCACCGTCTATACCAATGCTTAATAGTGTTGCGAGAGTAGTAGCTTTAATCTGCATAGAGTCATTACGATTTCGTGGCAGTTGCACTTCGATGTCGCGCAATGTCATGTCACCAATCTCGCTCGATACATTTGCGGTATCTCTGCATATCCGCAAAACAATCTTTAAGTATTCCATTTCAGAAGCCTTAAAGAATTTTTCTGTAGTTCTCGCTCTCGCTTCTGCCGCCCCCCATCCGTTACGCAGAAACTCTGCATAGCCTGTAGAGCCGCCGCTTGAGCGGTCGTTTCTCGTGGGTACGCCGCATATTTCGTAAATTGCCGAAAGCACATCGTCTTTTGTCACTTGGGCATCGGCTTGATTCAATTGCTGTACAAGATATTTGACATCGGCAGGCAATCCGGGAACGCCTTTAACGTCAATAGCATCGCCTGTTCTTGGTGGTATTTTATTGCCATCTTTATCTGTTGGCATTTCGCAATTTAAAAACACCATGAATGATTGCACAAACTGCTCTAGAGCATCTATCCTGTTACTGCCAACTGTGTTGAGCGCATTATAAAGGGAGTGGCATATATCCACATACCCAAGCCTACTGCGGTTTAATGGATATTCGACTATCGGTATCATGCCGAGCGGATTATCTTCCTCTTTTGTCGGCTTTACCTTTGTGAAATCGCCATTTTCCTTTTTGAAAGTCCACTCAAAATATTTATTGGGTGTATAAATCGCATAGACAAACTGATCAACTTCCTGTGCGCCTTGCTTAACTTTCTGCGTCACGCATATTCCTCCGAGAAGGGGCTTTTTGCCGACTGCATTTGAATAAACGACAAATGTACTCTGGGGGTCTAATACATCTGTGAAGTATGGAGCTTCATCTGGCGAATCCGACAGATTAGGCAAACAAAGTTTATATGATGTTCCTGTGACATACTGCCATTCAGCTAACTCAACGTCTTTTGCTTGTTTGCCGTCAAGCCTTGTAAAGTCATTCAACACATCGACCGGCACATCTTTCTTGCTTGCACTCGTATATGTAACCGGGTTTGCGTGTTCGTAACCTATTTTGAATTGAACTATCTCAAATGCGCGGTTTTCAAGCATGATATTACATATATCCGAGCGTATCTTTTTTGTGCGCGTTAAGACAGGCTGGTCACCACGGTAAAAGTTATATAGATACTTTGACTGCTCGACATTATGCTCGTGAGTGCTGATAACAGACTTCATTATCATGCCTACTGCCGCAACATCCAGTGAGTCCGGCGGTGATGCCCTGAGTACACTTCTGCCTAAATATTTATTTGTGTCGAGTATTTCTACGCTGTTATTTTTCATAACTGCCACCTTTTCGGGTTTTTTGACAACAAAAAAAGAGCCGCATCCTAGATTTCTCTAAGATACGGCTCACTTGGAACACTATCGCTTATTAAGTTTAGTCTTTTTTTCTTTTCTTCACTTTGTCTGTGATGATTGCGGTTGCGACAATAACAGCAAAACATGCAAATGCGCCGACCGCTACACCGAACAAGAACGGATCAATTGTGATGGTCAATTTACGACACTCCTTTCATCGGATTTTCTGCACGTTCAAACTTATGCAGTCTATTATCAAAAATAAAAACGCGCCAATACTTCTTGCACACATGGCAATATACCGTTGCCGAAAGTATATCTTGTGAAAATATAGGTTGTATCTTTTTTCCACAACAGCAAATTAGGAATCCATTTTCAATCATTTTGCACCTCAATATATTCTTGGAATGTATGATACTTGCGGAGTGTATCTCGGCGTGAGCATTGCCGCCAATCCGGCAAGTGAATCTGGAGCGTCATCGTGAGTGTTTTTTGCCGTGAAGCTGATTGAAGTCAATTCATTCATAAACTTCTGGTAATCCTCATTTCTGTACCGTCTTTCAGGCTTTCCGGGGTCTGGTTTTGCGTTAGGGTCTGGTTTTGCATCGTCCAGATAGAAGAACGTCCGTATAACCGGCGCGTGTTGTTCTATCCTTGACATTTTGCTTTGTGTACTCGGTGCTTTCATGTGGCTCAATGCACATGAGTATCTATGGGTCTGTAATAGTTCTCTGTTTACGTCGTCGCAGTATTCGTGACCGCCATTATCCGCCTCAAACTCCCCCTTGCGTATCTTGTGATGCAGAATCTTGCCAATCACGCGGGGCTTTGTTATGAATTTATCCCTGCGGTCAAAAACCACATCAACGATATACACGTTGCCTTGATAATCGTACCCTATAGGCATTGAAAGCGAGTCGCCACCGCCCCACGCTATATCGCAGAAAAAAATGATGTTGTCGGGGTCTCCGTCAGGTAACACGCCGGGGTAATATTTAAGCATATCCGGCGCAAACACTAAGCCCTCTTTTTCAATAGGCTTGCCTAAGTACAAAGCCGAATAATCCGCAGAATCAATCGATGCTTTTATGACTGCAATTGACTTCTTTGTGTAGTTATCCGGATGCTTATACTCAAAGTTGCTCTCACCGTTTTCATCTTCTACAGGAACAACGTCGAACCAATATCGGGAGTCATTACGAAATGCAGCTTCAATTCTTGATAACGGGTCTAATAATGACCACCTAGTTCCGAGCATTATTTGCTTAACATCATCGCCTATCATGCGGGATGTGAGCAATGTGCGGTAGTCGTCGTAAAGGTTATTCATCCGTGTTGGGCTTCTCGCTTGTTCCGGGGATGCTACAAGGTCATCCGTGACAACGACCTTATTCGCCCTTGTCCGTCCAGTAACCGTGCCGCCCAATGACACAAATCCCATAGTGGGAAAATCACCCGTGCCTCTGTATGAAATTGACATATCATCAGCCGAACAGTCAGGATTGCCTCTCGGAAATATATCGTTGTGCAGATATTCGTTTGTGTTCGTCAGTATGTCCTTGACCGACAAGTAAATCCTTCTCGTCATACGCTCTGCATATGAAACATACATACTAAGCGACTGATCCCATTTGCCCGTTATCCACGACAACAGAAATTTGATAAGCGTACTCTTGCCGGTGCCGGGCGGTAATGATAATCCCCAAAACACAGAATCAGGGTCATTCATAAACTTTTTTATCCGCGTGACAATCCCATGCTGACCTTCTAATTGCGCTTTTCTCGGAAGATAAAATCTCGCAGCCGGTTCTCGCTCAAACTCAATATACTCCATGTAAGCCGCAAAATCCATAGGCGCAAGAAACAATAGAACATTCTTTCGTAGCTGAACATAGTCAAGCGGCACTTTGCTCTGTCTTATACCTACGGTCGTAATCGGCAATATTCTCTCAGCAAACGCATACGATTCCTCTATTCCCTCGGATAGTGCTAACTTGCTACACTCATATACCCCCTCTGCGAGTTTGAAGTCGTGGGGATTATTTTGAAGTCGCGCAGCGAGATTTTCGAGCATATTCATCGTAGTCATGGTTCAATATCCCATTCTTGCGGAATTTTGCAATATGCACCGTCCGTACATCCTATGTCGTCGCCTATATCGCAATTTTCGCACCCTGCTAACGACTCGCAATATTCACGTAGTTTCTTTATCGCTACGAATAAGTCTATGTAACAGTTCGGCATAAAATTCTCCACATCCTATTCCAGTTCTTCTTGCGTACACGCTCCGACTTGTGGTACATCGCAAGATGCCTCACTTTCGGAGGTGCAACGCCATAAAGGGCGTACTTGATTGTCTTTAAAACTATTGTGAAGATTCTTCTTAGTGACTTTACAAATTCCTTGATCGCCTCACCTATTCTTATTGCCAGTTCTCGCATGGCTAACGCAAGTGGTTCAAATGACAACGGTTCATTCACTACGCAATTGATTTCACTCATATCGCACCTACCTTTTTGAATATTTTTGAGTTTGCTCGGCTGTTGCCTGTACAGAGTTGTATACATGCCGTAGCCGTCTTTCTAAATCATCGCTAGTCATGTTGCTAGTTCATAGGTCTTTGCGAAGATGTCTGGCTTGCACGCATAAACTTCGCCATGTACTCCTTTGATTATGAAATCACCGTGATTCGCAAGCATTTCGCCCTCTAGCGTTTTCAGTTTGACGGTTACAAACGGAAGCGTTGGCGGGCGTTTACCCATAACGCTATCTTCATACGCTGTATAGTCGATGTCTAAAACCAGCCTATCTCCGCAAAATTCTATTAACTCATCTTTTTGCATTGGGTGTCCTATGTAATGCAACGCTTCAATCACTACTGGCAATTTTCTATATTTCTTGACCATCTTCAATCTCCATATCACTTGTCATAATTAAACGCCTAGCATTTCTTCAAAAACTTGCTTTGTGTCGGGATGCAAAACCCATTCACGCTGATTTTTTATGTAATAGGCTTTCTCACATGAGCCATACGCTTTTGCCGCACCCCTCATATCACAGACCATTTCCTTGATATATTTCATAGGCATAGGCGCAGGGTTCAGCACCACTCTGCCGTCCTTATCCCAACCGTCAGGGTCTATCCACCACTGCCAATGATGGCGATTGCGCCCCTTATGATATCGCCATGCCAGAGAGTAACCTATAGCGTCTCGCTCCGCTTCTACAGGCGAACCTTTGCCTGTCCAATACTTTGCAGAGGCTATGAACTCACTTGGTCGGAATTTACTTAGGTCGTGCATAACCCCCTGCCAAATAATACCCATTTTGCAACATTCGATAAACACGTACCACTTGTGCTTGATTATCGTTCTTGCGTGTAGCAAATATTTCATGCCGTTTCAACCTTCATATCACCTAACCCCACAAGTTCAGCCTCATGCCGCAACAAGATTTGCTCTCTAACCTCTTGTGGTGTTGCAGGGTTGTATTTTGTTCCCAGTACATTTACTTTCATCGCTTGCCCTCGTTTTTGTCTTGGAATTTTTTGCAAATAGGGTTCGTGGACGGTATCATTTCGTCGTAGTTTTTTGATTCGCGGTTCTCGCAAGTCCAATGCGGCCTATAGGCGCACTGTAAGCAGGTTTTGGGAGTTTCCTTTGCGTTTTTCTTATAAGCCATTTTGCCAATCCTCACCTTCATTTTCGGTGCCGAGAATCTTAATCTTCATATTGCACTTTTAGCATTTATTCGCCATTTATGCACTTTTAAAAGTGTTTCCCCTGCGATTTTTCTCACTTTTATGCATTTGCTTGTGAATATTCATAGTTTCATGCAGACTTCAAGAACATCTGCCGTATCGGTATTGACGTTCTTACTGATAACTCTATCTCGCCCCATTCAAATTTCCTCAAATATTCCCATGTTTCTTTTGCACTTTCAAAAGAATAGTCCTCTGTAGCACCAAAAATCATGTTGTCAGTTCCGCAATGAAACATACCGCCAACCATTTCGTTACGCCTTGCACCATCTTTTCCCCACGGTTTCTTTTCGCAGACAGAGTAATAGGCTTCACCAAAGTTCTTTTGAACCATGACGAAATAATTCTCAGATACACCCTTTACTCGCATAGGCTTTTTCCAATCGTTAATGCGGATAAGGTCGCCTACCTTTACTCGGCCGAGGTCAGCTTTTGTAATGTCGCGTATGCGTTCGTACATAACATTTCTCCTTTATATCAGCCGCATTGCAGTCTGCCGTGAAAGGTCTTTTTATTTTTTTCGGCGGTGAGGTGGGTCACCGTGCGGGGATGGGGTCACTGTCGATATAGGGGGTACCCCCCTCTGGCGATGGTGCTACTAGAACACCATGCATTTTTCGTAATTGAACAAAATAATATTTTTGTTCGACCGTGTACAGTGTCAAAAAACAAGCTGTTGCAAGGGTTTGAGCCTGTTTTTCACAATTCAGTAAAATGAGAAAAAACCGCAAAACACAATATGTTGTGTTCACTCTTCCAAATATCGGGCTGCTATCTCCTCATGTGACATAGAATCTTGACTAATGCCCGGCGTGATTATGTGTTCTGTTTTCTGCGTGTAACCGTGATTGTTGTTGAAATCCGTTGCAAATACTATCGGCGGCATGTTGCCGGTCAATGCAAGTTGCTTCTTGACATATGCCATATGATTCTTGAGCCTTTTTACAGTGTCAGATAACAGCCCTGCTTGCTTTCCTCTGCCGTGTTCCCATTCGTTCAATGTTTGCCGTGATATATTGATAAAACTACAAAAGCCTTCAACGTCGGGAATAACTCGGACGCCGTTTCTATTTTGTTCTGCTATAATTTCCCAAAACGCATCAACTGCGCCTTGCAGCTCCTCCACTGTTTCAAAGGTCGGAGGGCGTCCGGTGTTGTGTATCTTGTTACAATGGTTGACGAAATCTATAATTGCGGTTACTCTGTCGGCGTCCGGTGCTTCAAAGTCAACACCTTCTTTGAATCGTCTATACGTCAAGAGGCGTAAACCGTTTTCATCTCTACGTTGTATTGTCTTTTTTGTTTTCCGTTTCGGCATTTGTTCCACCCTCTAAAAATAGTGACCAGTTGATATTATATCGGCTGATAACACTGTCAAGCTTTTCGGCTATTGTTTCCGCTGCCGGTATCTTTTCAAACATTACATTGATTCCGTCTAAAATTGCGGAGGCTATTCTATATATTGTTTCCATGTTTCACCCTCACGGCATAATAAAACACGCTGTAACGCTCTGTATTGCGTTCTGCGTGTTTCTTTGTTTCTTGTGTTATATTCTCTTTGCTCTTGTTTTCCTCAATTGCAACACTGTTTCTTGACAGCCTATGTGCTTTCTGTCTCTTGCAAGTCTTTTTTTGCTATGTTTCCCGGCTTGCCGTCCATGCGTAATATGTCGGAATCTATACCGTCGCGCTCCATACACTCTTGTATTGCTTTTCTCACATATCGGTTGATTGATACACCGCTTAAACTTGCAGCCGTTTCTATTGCCCGTTTTCCGCCTGTGGGAACTATCAAACGTACTTGATCATACTTGCGCTTGTCATATGCATTTTTTGTGATTGTTGATTTTTTTGCCATCTTGCATACCTCAGATTGTTGGATTATAACGCATTTCGTTATAGAGAATGATACCACAACAGGAGGTCAATTACAATATGACCGTGCATTTTTTGTGCGACATGTACAACTATTTTTGCTAGTTGTACAGCTATTTTTCGGATTCAAGGTTGTTTTTCACTTGTCAATACTTTTTTCATTGAAATTCATAAATTTATTTCTTACTCTTGCAACGGCTTCAAGACTTTTTCAATAGCTGTACAACTTTTGTGTATTTTGCCACTTGTAATAGCTGTACAGCTATTGTATAATCTATAACATAATCAGTCAGACAGACAGTTGCACATTGAAAATTGAATAGCGAGACGGTCGAAGATAAAAACCGATAACGGGGATGGTATCCCGGCACCGTGACAAAATGTAAAAAGTAGCACAGTTTATTGAGGTATCTGTTATAAAAACCTCATGCCATGCGAAAAAGCCCGTACTACTTTGGCGAGCGGTCGGACTTTTTCACTGTACAAAACCAAACACAACTCAAGGGCATATTGCGCCATATTTCTATGGGCTTTCTGCATCCATGGGTTTAGTAGGTCTGCTTTGCTATTGTAGCACAGGCCGCCGGAAAATGAAAGGAATTTTTGACATGATAAAAATTAGAAAAACTTCACAAAACGGAACGGCTTTTATACTCGTTGCAGACGTAGAGCAACGCCGATTAGTTGTATACAACGAAAGTACACTTGCAGTACATCACAGCCAAACGCTTTTAGAGCCTAGATGCGGACGGTTAGGAGTGCAAGCGCAGCGCAACGGTGCATTGTACTTTGAAATTAACGCAAGTGAAGTTGACGATATAAGAGCAGGATATAACAGGCAACGCCGTTCAACAGATTGCGGAGTTGTGATTGATTCTGAATATGTCCGTCAAAATTATGTAAATTTGCCAGTAACAAGGGATGCCGGAAGGGCTAGGACTCGCAGACAAAACACAACGCCAACGGTTGCACCTGTTAGCAATCAGCCAACGGTTGCACCTGTTAGCAATCAGCCAACGGTTGCACCTGTTAGCAATCAGCCAACGGTTGCACCTGTTAGCAATCAGCCAACGGTTGCACCTGTTAGCGGAAACCATCAACAATCTGTATTTCACTACCGAGGCGGTCGGGCATATGGCTTTATTAGGGACCAAGCAATTGAGAATGGCGATAAATTAGGGATGGGCATCGAACTTGAAATTGTACACCCGCAAGGCGATACACCAACAACACGGCAGGCAGTTTTGCAAGCCGTTAGAGATTCCGGCTTCACAATGGCAGATTGCCATGTTGAGAGAGATTCTACAGTTACATTTGAAATCATTTTTAACGCTTTTACAATCGAAAAATGGCGCGAAATCAAGCCGAAACTTAAAGAACTCTGTCGTTTACTCACTGCCGCCGGCTTCCAAAGTGAGCAGGGTGGACGTTGCGGACTGCATACACACATAAGCCGCAAATATCTGAAAGAAAACGGCGATGCCTTAATATACCGCTTACATATGAATAACGCCGAATTTTTCAAGAAACTATCTCGCCGGAATGAATACCGTTGGTGCGAGTTCAGAATCAGTGATTTAAACAATCTGTTGAGTGACAAGGAAACCGGCAACGACCATCAAGTTGCGATAAACAACGGAAATCCTCACACGGTAGAATTAAGATATTGGCGCGGCACATTAAACGTAACTCGCATTATGCAACAACTGGAATTTATACAGCAGTTAGTTGACGCTGTGAACGCAAGAGATAGCTTTGAAACTCTCTTTGTATGCGATTCGCAAGTATTAGCATCGTGGTTTACAGGAGCGGCAAGGGAATATATACACCATCGCAACGCTGCAAACGTGACAAGAAACAATTTCGCATTTTAGGCATTGAAGCCCGGCACATTTTCAGATTGAAAGTGTGCCGTTTTGAGTGCCTAAACACTCACAAAAAATATATTAGCGGCAAAACCGCAGAAAGAGGTAAAAACATGTGTGTAATATTAGGAAAATTAGCGGAACAGAAAAAGCCAAGCGAGAAAATTTTGAGAGCCTGTTGGGAAAGCAATCCACACGGCGGCGGGTTAATGTGGCGAGAAAGCAAGGATTCACAAATTGAGGTTTACAAGGGCTTAATGACTATTAGCGAATTTTTAAAAGTTGCAAAAAACATACCGGAAACCGCCGAGGCGTGGTATCACGCTCGCATTGTCAGCCGTGGTAGCATTTGCCAAGCACAATGTCATCCGTTCTACTTGCCTGATGGTGCATGGTATATGCACAATGGCACGTTTCACATTGAGCCGTGGCAAGGCATGAGCGACACACAAACGGTAGCAGAGTACATTAACGAAAAGAACGACGGCAACGCAAACGCCATTATAGATGCTTTGTGTCGGGAAAGCGGCAGCAAAGCGGTCATTATGGCACCGGGCGAGGATACAACGCTCTGTGGCGAGTGGCGTGAATACGAGGGGTACAAGGTCAGCAATACATACTTTACGCCATCTTTAGAGCGTAGCAGAGTGAAAGCGTGGGCGAAATCTCGCACACTCTGCGAAACATGTGTAAATTACGAGTTGGATTGCTATGGAGGACTTCCGGAGCAATATAACAATTGCGTATTCTATAGCAAAGCCGAATAGTAAGCATTGATAAAACGCTTTAGCAATTTTTGCGGAGCGTTTTAATGAGTGCTTACACACTCAAAAAACTACTATTAGGAGGCTTTAGCAAATGAAAACAGTAACAAGAGAAAACATTGACCGGAAACTTGGCAGCGTCGAAGTTGCCGAAAGAAACGAGGCCGCAGCGGTTGATAAAGTAAATAGCGGTATGGACGTTTTAAAGCAAATACCATTAGGCCAACCAAAAATAATTGGTAGGCCGGACATCTACAAAAAACCTCTAGCAACTATCGACAGTGGCATGAGGGCATATAACGAATGGAACGAAACCGCAGAAAACCGTAGAGAACTGCATGAAAAAGTCAGCAGTGCATTTGATAGCGGCGTTGTTGACGTAGCAGTTAGCGGAAAAACTGCATATGCGAGCGTAGGAGCAAAAACGAGTGTCAACAACCTTGAATACTTCAAGAAAGAACTTGCAGAACTTGAAGCGGCATCTGAAAAGGCGAAACAAACGAACAAAGAAAACCGCGCTAAAATTAAGGGCATGACAGCCGGAGAAATACGCGCCGCCGGACTTGCGCATCTTATGTCGGGGTGGTACTTTGACCGCCTCGCAGATGACGAAATCCCCGCTGCTCATGTTATGGTTAAACACGTTGCTGATTCTGCAAAAATTCGTGACAGAAAAACAAAAATTGAACACCTTGAACGAATGAAAGCGATTGACGAAAACAGCGGAGAAAACAAAGCGTTGCAAGAATTCATAAACGACGGAACATTAAACCAATGGCAAAAACAGCCTATATATTATTTTGTAAACGGCATGAGAAAAACAGCAATCATCAAAACAGAACAGGGATTTGGAATTGCCGCAAAATATCCACCGAGTACAGATAATAAAGAAACAGTTCAGGCGATAGTTGACAAGTTGAATGCGGAAGGAGTTTAAAAAATGACAGCTACTTACACATTAAACCATGAACACAACGGCATTGAAATCTACTTTAGCGTTAGACCGGAGCAGAGTGTTATTAACAAACTGAAATTGCACCGTTGGCGGTGGCACTCTCAACGTAGACTATGGTACAACAAACAAAGTGATGATACTTTAGCACTTGCACAATCTATTGCCAATATGAATATTCAGCCGGCACCAATCCCAAACCCTGTCGTTAATACGAAAGATGAGAAAGGAGTTCAATATGTTCAAACTATTTAACAGAAAAAAGAAGAGCCAAGCCACAACGCCGAAATCTGCACCAAAACAAAAAAGCGGCTACTGGGTAACACCAAAATCGCTTATACTTCCCGATTATCCAAATGGCACCGCAAGCCTAAAAAATGAAATCTCTTTAGCTGAAATTGCTGAAATGGCGAGTCAGCTTATACCATGCAAAGGGGTAAGCTACAGTGTGGGAAGCAGTGTTATGACCTATAATCTGAAATTAAATGATATCAAACATCTTAGCAAAGCAAAAAAACTTCCCGAAATGATATATGCCATGACAGGGCGAAAAGCTACACACTCTCCAACACGGACGGACGGAGCGCACTTTAGTTTATCTGTCGAACGTGCAGAGCGTGAAACGCTTTACTTTAAAAACGCAATCGAGCGTGACCCATTCGCCAAGACAAGTAACCCATCGTCATGTGTAATGGGCGCAAACTCAGCGGGTAAACAGTTAGGAATCACTTTCAACGACAGTATGCCGCATTTGCTTGTAGCCGGTCAAGCTGGTGGTGGTAAGTCCGTACTCTTGCACTCCATCATTTGCAGTATGCTCTTTAAGGCTTCGCCATCGACGGTGCAATTTCTAATGATTGATGTTAAGCTTGTAGAACTCACGAAATATAATGACTTGCCACACCTTCTATGTCCTGTTATAACAGATGCAAGAGGAGCAATCGCCAAATTAAAAGACGCTTGCGACATCATGGACGATAGATATAGGCGCATAGAAAAAGGTGATAGCAACTTTCCGAAACTCATTGTTGTGATAGACGAACTTGCAGACCTTATGATGCTTAGTAAGTCCGAAGTTGAAAGCGCAATCGTCAGGTTATGCCAAAAGGGAAGAGCTGCAGGGATTCATGTTATCCTTGCTACGCAATCCCCTCGCGCCTCAGTCCTTACCGGGCTTATCCGTAGTAATGTACCCGGACGCATAGGTTTACGCTGTGCAACAGCAGTTGACAGCCGTATCTGTATCGAACGAAACGGCTGCGAACAACTCACGGGAAAAGGTGACGGATTCTTTATTAACCCAAGTAACAGTGACATGATTAGATTCCAAGCAGCTTACATATCCGATGCGGATATAAACTCTGTCGTATCATACTGGAAAAACGATGGACTCACAACCGTACCGCCGGCAACAGTCATTCCAAGATTGGAAGTAGCACCCTCTGCCTAAACAGGCAGGGGTGTTATTTTTTTTGCTCAATTGGGATTCCAAGTTGTTTAGCAAGTTCCAACTCTTTAGCCATTCCCTCGCTCGGCTCTCCAAACTGATATACAATGTCACATAGTTTTAGCAATTCGAGAGCGCAGTTTAGCCCGGCTGTTCGCTCGCTGTCGTTGTTTTCGTTTAGGAATCGTGGATATAGCAGATGCGGTGCTATCGGAACATTGCCCTCATTTACTGTGTCAAGGCAATATTGTTTAGCTCTTTTAGTATTTAGCCGAATGTTTCCCTTGTACGGACTGCAAATATATACAACTTCCATTCTGACCTCATATTTTAGCTGCTGTCACACTCTCAGTTTAAGAGTGTGGATTTATCCACTTTTATCATAATCGCCACTATAAACGAGTTGCAACAGTGCTACGCACTATGCCGATGCGTAGCATTATGAAAGAGGGTTTTGAGGGTGCTAAAAACGCCCCACTTGTTTTAGTAAGGCGTTTTATAGACATCATTCCACGTTACAAATTATACACTATTTTCTTTCCCCATGTCAATACTTTTTTCAAACAAGGCTTGCTCTATGTGTTTTATGGCATCCATTATAGTCATCATAGTTATCGCTCCGACAATTCCTGAATTGACACTGCTTGCTGCTTTCACCCCTCCGCTTTCAAGTGCCGCAGGAATCGCCTTGCTTAAAAACTCCTCTCTGCTAATCGTAATTGTGACAGTTTCTACCCCCCCCCCCACTTTCTGTCGTGCTGTAAGTTGTCTTGATCATTGTCTTTCTCCCTTTCTTTTTTTTTATTCCTCAATCATGTTGAGCAGTCGTGCCACATGATATAGGTATTCGGCTTCATAATCGCTCCAGACCGCTCGACCTATGCTCTCGGTGTCGTATGGAGTATCATGTGCTAATTTCTGGTATATTCCGCTCTGGAGTTCTGGCGGGATAGATTCAAATGCTTTTTCTACAGCAGAGAGTTGTGCAAACTTTACCGTTGCAACTTTGAACGCTTTACTCTCGGTCGGTCGTAGCGCAGTTGTTCCTCTCGGCATCCCGCTCATAACCGGTAGTGAGTAGCCAATGATGTTGTAATAATCCTGCCTTGTCGTTTCGTACCCTTTGACTATCCAAAGCACTTGATTGTAGATTTCCCTGCTCAAGAAGTATGGGTTATTCTTTGTTCTCTGATAATTCCTCGGCATATTAGCACCTCTCTATCACTCTCACACGCTCTTAAAGCCTACAAATATGCTCGGCGGCATTTCAAACTCGCTGTTGCATTTTTTCCATAAGTGTAGACAATATGGGTGCGTATTGATATATTCCGATTCAGGCGGGTGAAATTGCACTACACATTCGTCCTTACTCCAAAGAATATCTTTTATCGCACACATCTCATCCCATGTCGGGCAGCGTCGAACGAGCGATATGCTTGCGTGTTCCCAACCTCCACCCCAAGAGAAAATAACACACATTTCCCCGTCTTTGTATTTCGGGTGGTTATACCACGCTTGAAACCCATCTGCACCCTCGGAAACCCTCACAAGACGGTGATTTGCTTTTATCTCAGATAATTCTTTCATCATTTTCTCCAATCTGTCTTATATAAAGGCACTAGCCGGTAGTCGTTTTCGCACTTTGCTGCGACCGTATTTGTTATGACAAGTGTACGAGCAATAGTATTCAACTGCGTTGCTACCGCTTACAGTTTTGTATCGCCATAACATCATGCCTCCGGTGAGAACAAAGTTTTCTCCGCATCTACAGGTGTATATTTTGTAAGTTCTATCTGCTGCTGTTTTCATGGCTCTGCCCTCTCCACAACTGTTTGCCTTGACATTCCCGAACTCAAGTAAACCTTGTCGAAGAGCGGGAATGAAGCTAAATTTTCGATACTCAATCCCTTGTCAGAGCCGTCTATAATCATGCCGCTGGTTTTATCCATGTGGGTCACTGCAAGGCTGTATTTAATACGTCTGCCATGTGTTTTTAGCATATCGCCAGTAACCGCGCTGTTAAACAAATGCTTGTCGAAATAGCCGTATCTAAATTTGCCTTGGAACTCATTGTAATTATTCGTCAAATCTATCAAGCCCGGTGCTATCTTGTCTTTGTCACACTCTGTCGGAAAAGCACCGGCACCGTGCCGCGTGAAGTATGTCCGTGTGACGTAGCATATTTCAACGTCGCTAAATTTATCCCAATCTGCGCCAAATTGATAGAGTGTGGGAATCACGTTGTCAACGCCTGTATTAGATGGGGTAAGGTGCGGGAAGAACTCCTTATTTGTCTGGTCGAGCAACAGCCCTTGACCGCCCTCAAATACTAAATTGCTGTATTTGTCGAGAATCTCGTCACCCACAACCTCGCAGTAATTGAGCATATCGTAAAACTGTTTGATATAGTTTTTTTGAATCGTCTTGTTGTTAAGCAGTTCCATGTCTTGTAGCGATATGCTATTTACGCCCAACTCCTTTAGGCGTTCGGTCGAATAATCGGCACGAACCATATTCATAAAGTCGTGCAGATAGTCGGTTATGAGCGTATTTGAAACTGTGTTATCAATGACAAGTATTTTGTTTCTGACAAGTGTTTCGTTTATGCCGAGTCCGCAACTGCCGTGCCTGTTTTCGCCTCGATGCCGCTCAACCATTTGATTCACCATCATGTCGAATGGTAACGTTATTTTGCATTGCGGATGTACATAAACCTTTGGCTTGATTCCCATTCTTGATAGTTGCTCGTATTCCCTCCAAAACATGATTGGGTTTACAATGAAGTCTTTGCTAAGATATGTGGCGACATTGTTGTTGAAACTCCCTGCCCCAAAATGACTGAAAACGTGTCTGCGCCCATCCGGAGTGACGACGGTGTGTCCGGCTTGTGAACCTCCGCAAAATCTGATATTTAGCGTTTCCCCGAAGATATTTTCGCTACAGAAATAATCGGTAACTAAGCCTTTTCCCTCGTCTCCAAACGCTGCACCAATTACAACTCTAATCTTTTTCACAATGTCGCCACCTTTCTATAATCACATTTCAACGAGATTGCTGTTTTGGCTTGTCGTTGATAGATTCTGTATAGCATCCCTGACTACCAGTGCCGTGTTACCATCCCAACTGCCGACAACTTCATCAACCGATTTGCCGCCCATTGTTTCAAGGATAGATATAATAATTTCAGGGATTTTCGTATAATCAGATACCCTTATTGCTCTTTCGCCAAGCAGTTCTATCCACTTAGGGGGATCCATCCAACTTGCAGTAGAGCCTTGCTCAAGCATTAGGTGGAATACCTCATACTGCCTATTGACTTGTGCTAACACTTCCTTTACAGGTATATCGGCTTCTACTTTATCGCCAATAAATCGCTCTAGTTCTGCCTTGGTCAGTACAGAAGGGAAGCAATCATCGCCCATTGTGAAGATAAAACCCTTTTTGCCCCTCTTCTCAAAGCAGTCGATTTTCGTGTGATTCGCTGCAAAGTACCAGACTAACGGATAACTTTCTCTTCGGTTTCCACCGCCGCCTCGTTCAAACCATAGGCTTGTCAGTTGCTCTGCTATCCGTATGTCGGACTCAAACTGAGTCACTTGCAGTGGTGCATCATCGCACATGGAATCGCCTATTGCATTAAACATGATTTGTGGATGTTCGATAGGCTGACGGTCAAGGATTTCTTTTACCAATAACCCTAACTTTTCAGCGACGGCTTTAAGTATGCGATCCATCGAACTCGTCACATCTAAACCTATAATTATTGCGTTGCTCTCCGGATGCTCGTCACTATCGCAGCTCTCACGCACGGAAATGTTTTTAGGGTCGAACTCCGGTTTGATGCTTTTTGACGTGTAAATCGCTGCCGTAGACTTGCCTTTTATGCTCGTTTTTGAGTAATTACTCCAGTCTTGAGGAGTCCAACTGCCTCCACCCATTTAATTGCCCTCCTCATTCTTTGAAAACCCTTGTTTGCCTGCGCTCATAAAGACATCAAACTCCTCTGTAGTTACGCCCCATTCCTCGCACAGTTCTGTTAAACTATTGCGCCTGCATTCCTTGTATATCATATTAGAAATGCTTTCGGCTTTTTTAGTTTTCGTGTTGTCCTCCGTTGTCGTGGCTCCCTCTTGTTCTGCCATTTCATCCCATGTTTTAGCTGTAGTTGCTTTACCCATTTTTTTGAATCTCCTTTATGTTAGTTTTTATAAATATCGCTTTTAGCGACATCTAACTCAATAAACTTCCGCACACCAAACGCTTCGGTCAATGCGCTATCCCATTTGTTAAATTCGTCAACAGCCCTCTCCTGTGAACCGCTCTGTAAGAACTTTGTCATTGCCTGTGGTGTCGTTGCGTTTTTCTTCCCAAGTATCAGCCTGCCAATTAACTTGCTGCTTTCCAAGTCGGTAACTATGGTTGATGTCTTATCCCCTTTCTCTCTCACGGGGATTACGTCGTATATCGCCTTTTGTGTACCAATCATTCTTTCGCCCTGCCCGGCGCAATACCACCATCCACCAAGGAGAATTATTGTGTGGTGTTTGGGCGACACAAAGCAGTTACTCAGGCTCACGCCATTGTGCGCTATGTTCATGTAGTCAAAGTAACAACATATGTTACTTAGTCTGCTTATGATCCACGCAGAATGCTGCGGCGGTATCTCGCCATCGAAATACGACAGCAAATCCTCAAGTGCGAATACGTCCTCTGTCTTTTTGAACCCCATGCACCATCTATCGTCCTTTAGCCTGTAGTTGAACTTCAACTCCGGCATGAATCGGCTCATTTCTTTTTTCATGCGGTCGCTTGCAAACTTTAGTGATTCGATTCTTTTTATGGCGTTTCTGTAGTATTTCTCATGTTGAGAATCCAATATGTAAATAACTTCGCAATCGCATATGTAGAATGTTCCGAGTTCAAAAGGTTTTTCAGAGAGATAATTGTGTGATGTCGCTTTCCCCGCTCTCGGCACAAGCGTTATTTGGTTGCTTTTCTCCCACTCCCCTATGCTGAACAGGTGCAATGCCTTGTCATATAGGGAGTTTATACGAGCCATTACAGCAGAATCACCATTGTATTTGTCCGGATGAAATTTCCGTGATAACTCCCTGTATTCAGCTTTTGCCGTTCTCGTGTCATTCGTGAATATATCACCACATTTTTTAGCGGCAAGTATTGCTTTATCCGTGAATGATGGTTTTTTCATACGATGCCTCCGAACTCGAAATTGCTTGCTTTAGCCATTCCGGATAGTCGCGGTTATCTTTTGCGTGATAACTTGTATACCCAAGTGGCACGTCTGACATATCGGGGCGCACAAGCACAGTAATGTTATAACCCTCTCCATCGTTGCAGAATACCTGAACCCCACCTGACATTTTGCCTGATGAAACTACGTCTGCCCCGTTTACGACCGCATCAATTAGTTCACGTAGCAGGGTCAACCCTTCTTTGTTGCCGACAATTGCGGCGTGGCTGTGCCATGATTCTTGCGGTAAAATGTGTATCAGTGGAGTATTTTTCATATCAAGTTACCCTAAATTCGACATGAGGAATATTGCTGTAGCCTTCGGCTATCCCTTGTGATTTAATTGCTATCTGTGTTAAAACTTCAATCCAGTCTGCATCACTATCAACTCTAACAATAAACCTGCTCTCTTCCATATTGCCTTTACTTGGTATTATTACTAATATTTCTGACATATAACCTTCGCCTCTCTTTCAAGTTTTTTAATCATGCGCTTTTGCGTTCACTTCCAACTTTTTTGCCACAAGTCATCTTTTATCTAACAATTGACACTTGTTGCAGATGTCGTGCCATTCATCATCAATAACCTTGCTTTTCCACCCTGCAGCTTTCTTGGCTGCCACAGCATCGTAAAAATCTAGTTCGCTGTCGAGTTTTTCATCTTCGCATATATCGCACCGAGCAACATAAAGCCTATAGTGTTTTTCTATGCTCATTCGATATTATCCTTTCCCGCAAGTGCCGCTCTTGTTGTTCTAATAAGCTCTTCAACTTCCCCAAACGGCATAGCTACTTCTCTTTTTGTCGAAGGGTCATATACCGAAAGAATTTCTCCGTGTTCGTTGCTTGTGAAATGCACATCAGCATTTATCGCCTGCATCGTCATGTCGGGTTTAATGCTCCTGCCGTTTATGATTACCCGAAATGTATTTGTTATTGCTCCGTCTGGCTTATGTATTTTGCCTTTTTTCATTAGATATTCCTCACTTTTTATGCTTAGTGATTGTTGAAACGCAAGAGTGTCCGACCGCTCGCCAAAGTAGTACAGTAGTTTATTGCTTTATTATTCACTCTCATGTTAACCCTCTCCAGTCGTCCATTAGTGCATGATATTCGTCTTGAGTTATTTCGCCTGACCTGCGCTTTGCTCGGTACTCTGCATGTCTTTTCGCATGGTCAATACGTTTTTGCCGTTCTTCCTCTAAACGCTCATCTTTCAGTTTCAGCCCTGAGAGCCACTTGTCACGGAGTTTTAACTCAAACGGCCTGAACTTAATTTCGGGCAATACAACCGTTAGCACAGATCTTGATTTATCATCACTGTTATACAGCGGTTTTAACTTGTTGATTAGATAGATTTCGTAGAGATACATATCTGCCTCTGTTGGCAATTCTGCGTATTCGACAAGCGTTACGTTTTCAAGGTCAAGCTTTCGGTGCATGGGTCTGCCGAAGAAATGACCTCTTAGGCGATTTTGCAACGGTTGGTTTGTTCGTCCGATATATACAAGATTTGAGTTGTAGTATATTTTGTAGATTGTGTGCTTTTTCATTGTACGGTGTCCTTATAATAGTTTTGATAATTGTTGGGGCTGTAGCTTTAGTCCGCTTCCGGCGTGGTTCTCCCTCCAAAAAATGCAGGGAATCCACTCTCAATCGACACATATATAACGCCATCGTGTTCTGCGAGTGTGCGAATCCAAAAGTGCTTGAGGTATTCGTCCGTGAGTTGTGCGTTAATTATTTCCATTGCCTCAGCTATACCTTTTGCTCTGACAACCTCGGCTTCTGCGCGAAATGTTTCAGCAATTAGCTGTTGCTCTGCCTCAATCTCTATGACTTGTTTTGAATATGAAGCTTCTGCCAGTGCCGCCCGCCCTCTGACTTCTGCCGCATAAACACAGCCTACAAGTGTCGGAAATGCAATAGTTGTTATTAACAGTATGCCTATGATTTTAGTAATTTTCTTTTTCACAATTTTGTTTCCTTTCTGATAGTACGTTCTCCAATGATTACTACAGTAACCACAATTCCAACAGCCCCAACAATTATCAAAATTATCCCTACGACAAATAGTGGTTGCACCGTTCTCGTCTCACTTTCACGGAGATGACGTTCGCGGATTTCTCTTATGCCGTCCATGTATATGTTGCGCTCATCTTCGTGACTGTAAGTCGCTTCATAATTGCCTGATGAGTGATTATTGTTAGTGGTCACATAGAATACAACCACTAGACCAAGCACCAAGAGAGCAATCGACCACGCCAATACAGCGGCTAATCTTATTTCTGACAAATTTCTCATTCCTTTACCTCCGTAATTACAAGTGGGCACCAATCGGGGCGGTCGTATCTGTTAGCTATTAGCGGAAGCTGTAAACTAACAAGGTCAAAGAATTTAGGGTGCTTGCAACCAACATCTCCATCTTTACACGCTGCCATAAGTGGACACTCAATGCAGCAATCAGGCGCGGGGTCAATTGTCAGTGTTGCTATTTCTTTCATTGCTTTGAACCAGCCCTTTCCTAAGTCGCTCTTTTCCAATTTTTCTCGCAAGCTTGTTAAATTCATCAAGCGGCATTCCTGCTCGTTGTGCAATGGTAAGTGCAGAAGCTAGGTCATCTTTTCTCATTCTGCTTTTGATTGCGTATAGTATGTCTTTTTTCATCTACTTGCACCGCCATATTTTTGCCGATACGCTATCTCAAGTATTGCACACGATTCACGTAGCCACCATGCGCACTCATCTTGAATGCAATCCTCAAAATATTCAATGCTTCCTCCATCAGCTAACTCCTTGTCATATACAACTTTCCTCATGGGGCATTTTTTCTTTTGTTCGTTCATTTTGCACCTCTCTCGGTTTCTGTTATTAAAATTTCCTCTCTAAGTATCGGCTGTAGGTATTTACAGAACAGTTTTGCGAATGTGATTGCTCTGATTGGATAATCTTTTTCGATTGGAATATCTTCCCAACACCAACCAGTTACTCTTGCGACCTCTCTCAAGAATGATTCCTCAGTTGGGCAATTGCTATAATCAATTTCTGAGAGTTCTTCATGGGGCACGCTACGAAGCCCAGCGCCTACATTATTCTGCGTAATTACACGAGCCTTACTCTCATCAAAATTGAATAAGTTTCTGTCTGCAATTTTATAAAGCAAGTAATCCTCTCCGACTCTTGCCATGAGCTTTATGAATGATTCAGCAGGAGTGACATGGCACGTATATGTGTAATCCCCGCAATCTGTAGTCGCTGTCATAGTGTATGTGTCGTGGTCAAGATTTATGCGCGCCCACATGCAATTGAAGTATATTTCGTCACCCTCTTCAAAAGTGAAGTAATATTGAGTGATGTTTGGTATTTTAACTATTACTTTCATTGCGGTTCCTCCTGTGGCGGCTCTTGATACGGCGGTTCTTGAACTCTGTCATCCTCCTGAACTCTGTCATCGCACCTGTCAAAAAAGCAGTCATAACATAATCCCGTATCAGGGTCGCCTTGTGGGGATATAGTTCTCCCACATCTCCCACAACTAACGTTATTCCAACTGTCACTTTTCCACCACATGCTCATTTTGTCACCTCATCTTTCGTCATAGTCAGCACATAGCCAGAGTTGGGAAATTTAACTTCAAAAGCTTCGCTCGGCTCATTGGCTCTGTGCTGATACATGAACCACTCAAATACAGCCCTAATTGCTTCATCTGTAACATCTGTTTTCACTCCCACCCACTCCGATGTTCCATCGGGCAGTTGTTTACTTTTACCTGCGTAAATCCTCGTGGTTAATGGTGATACTCCTAAGTTCATTTCTCTACCTCCGATTTATCTATCCGCTTGAGCGTATAAGCCCAAACCCAGTCATTACGCTCCCATGATTCTTTGCCGTATTTATCTATCCAAAAGTCTTTGAACCCATCTCTGCTCTCAAACCCCTCGGCAATTGCATCAGCTTCGCTTATATCCTGCACCCTCTCAGCTTTCAATGCAGTCACACACAGGAATAACCGAGCCGCTTCTTTGGGCATGTGGATTGAGGGAAACCACCTGTCGTCCTTTATAAAAACCTTTTCAAGGGAACAATCTGACATTAATCTTATATGGTCGCACAAATCTTCGATTCCGTCATACCCGTCTGCTTTATAAGCGTATTGTCCGTCTGAACTTTCCGAAAAAGAACGTCCGTCATATGCTCTTACATAATTTACAGTCTGATACACGGTGAACGTCTCACGCACATAGAGTATATCGCCAACATTATGGGGAGGGCTTTGGTAGCGAGACAAATCATATGTGTGTGCCATAAACTTCGCACGTACCGTCTTTTCAAGTCCAGTCTCCATTATTACACGGTTGACATCTTCGAGAGGTTGCGGCTCAATCGGTCTACGTGTCATCGCCTTTGTGCCGTCAAGTACCGCACGAACCATTTCGGTGTTGAATAGTATGGGTTTCATATATGCTCCTCCGCTTCTTTGATTGTTTCAAGGGTCATGCGATAAAGGCTTGGCTCTCCACACGTCACCTCGTCATTCTGCGTTTAATTCTGCGGTCGTTATCTGACAAAAGATTGAACAATCCTGCATAATTTCGTCAGGCATTCTCCCTCGATCTGGGTCAAGTTCATCAAGGTAGCATTGACTTAGTATGCTATTGCCAACATCCCGCTCTAACCTCGCGCGATTTTCAAATACTTGAGGAAAATCAATTCTGATTTTGTTCCAATAACCCATGCCGCCCTTGACGCAGCCAAGACAATTATTGTTGTTATAGCCTATGTCGTATAATGTGGGTCGCTTTATACCTATTCTCTCGCAAACTGCATGAGCATCTTGCTTTGATACTCCGCATGTTAGTAAAGGGAATACATGCTTTTGCTCCGGCATATTTTCTTTTAGCCGCTCTATTCTTTGCGATTCGTCAATGTCAAAGCCCCAAATATAGGTGATGTCATGGTCTGCGTGTTCTGCTTCAAATCGCTTGCGAACATCCTTTTTCAGTCGTGATGTACACGGATAATGCATAGTATATGGATTACGGATAAAGCCAAAACTGCGTATGCACTCATCAACGCTTGCGTATGTGTGCGATTTCATAATTTCAATTGGCTTTTCTAATTTTTCCTCGCAATCTTTTACAAATCTCAAACTATCGGGGTGTTGGTCGTTTATGTCAATGTATATGATGCGGTCAACAGCTTGTTTTGATAAAAGCGTTGCAACGAATGATGACACTCCTGCGCTAAACCACGCCACAACTAATTTACTTTTTGTTTTGCTCATCTGCTCACCGACCTTTCAAAATAATGACATTTGCATTTTTGCGGTTTCTATCCGCTCTGACGATGCTTTGTAATAGGTTTCGTTTATTTCATACCCCAAGTAGTCAAGCCCTGCTTCGTGACATGCTATAAGCGAATTTCCGCTCCCTACATGGGTGTCAAGTATCTTGTCGCCGGGTTTTGCGTAGTTCCCTAATATCCAACGGTATAGCGCAAGAGGTTTCTCTGTCGGATGGATTCTCGGATTGTTTGGGTTTCCTTGTGGGGCGCACTCAATCCATTTCGCATTGTCGTTGAAACTCGTCCATGCATACTCGCACATCGCCATCGAGAAGGATTCTGATATTGATAACTTTCGCCATACCAAAAAGCAACGTGTCGGAGGTAGCGCAAAGTAGTTTCCACCCCATATAATGCAATTTTCAGCAACTCTGAATAATTCTTCAAAATACTCCGGCTCTGGCGGTATATCCCAATGTTGTATGTCCTTTCCGTACTTTTCAGCCCATGTGCCGCCTGTTCTGCCGGCTTTTATTTCGTACCTGTCGAACCACCCGCCGAAAGCGTGAACGCTTTTTGAGCATCCACTTGTCACTATCACCCCCCCCCCCCCGCCATACGGAGGATCCACCACAGCAAGGCTGAAATACTTATCAGGTATCTCTTTTAGCCCATCCATGCAATCCCCTAATACTAATCGGTTTAACTCCATACTACTTCTCCATAGGTATCATTTGTCTAAATATATGTTCAAGCACACTTACAACTATGCTATCTCCTGCAGCTTGATAGATTCTCGATTCCGATATTCCAGCAGCTTTCATCTTGTCGTAGTCCTCTGCATCGAAATCCATCAACTTTAGGCACTCTTTAGCGGTTAATTTGCGGATTCTCAACTGGCTTGGCTCATTTTCAAGCACCTTACTTTGGTTGTCTCCGCTTTTGTGTTGTGTCGCTAATATGGCTGGTGCTATATCGCTCTTTTTGTGAGTGACCGTCCTGTTGCCGTCCTCGTCATATTCTCTCTGAGGTATCAATACAGCACTGCTCGAATCGGTCAATATCGCCCTTGACATGCCTTCCAATGGTTTTTTCTCTGCATATTGCGGTTTGCCTACATACGTTCCTGCGGGTTCGCCATAAAGCACAGCAGCGTCGTGTTTGTTAGCCTTAATCGCTCGGCTTATTCCGGGAGAAGTTCCCCTGTGAAATTCGTCAGTATCGTTTGTGTATAATCCGGATGGCTCTACGAGGTAATTATCTTTAGTGACGGTCGTTATTGTTCCGCATAAGCCATCGTCTCTAGGTTCTAATTGCTGTATGTGTTTGCGGGGTTCTTTGACATTCCCAGCCTCGTAATCCTTGCGAATCTTTTTGCCGTATTCTGTCCGCTTAGTAGTAAGCACCGCCGGTTCTCTTCCTCGCACGGCTGCAATTGTAGGCTCAGACACTATCGGCGTGTGACCACCGCCCATGCCCGAAGCTGCGTTTATTGTCGGGCATACTCCATCTGTTCTCGGTGTCTGGTGTTCTTGTAAACCACCCCAAACTACTATCTTCACTTCTTGATTACCCCCCCCCACTGTGTGTATCGTTGGCGAGATACCTGTAGGGTCGTATACTCGCCGTGTTATGTCGTGCAATTTTCTGTATTTTTCATCATTCAGGATTCCGTATACAATGCACTTATTCATAAATCATATCCCATTCATGGCGGTCTGTACTTCCCCTACCGCCTTTTCTAACTGCTTTCGACACAGAGCGGGTCTTTGGCGTCTCGGGCGCATATTGTGCTACAGCACCCCCCCCCGTTTGTATTCTGCGGGTCTGTTGTTCGAATGTACTGTTCAACAGCTTTTGTACCGACTCATCGGACAAATAGTATTTCTCGTCTACATTAGGCTCAAGCCTGTCTTTCAGCGTTTCAGCCAACGGCACAGGTAGCGGAAATGTATAAAAACCATCAAGTAGGCTCACCATAAAGCATCTATCTCGGTTCTGTGGTACTTCATAGTCTTTAGCGTTCAAGTCCTCGCTGTATGACGTGTAACCTTTAGATTCTAAGAAGATTACCCACTCTCGAAAACTGTCAACATTTGCAGAATCGTGTACCGCAACCACATTTTCCATAATAAGCACTTGTGGTAGTTCTGTCAGTTCGTCGATAATCCGCTCCACTTCCCAAAGTAGCCCTGACCTTGTTCCACCGTCACGCTTCATTCCCTGCCGTTTTCCGGCATTACTCAAATCTTGACATGGGAATGAGTATGTGAGTATGTAAACGTAATCTTCCGCGTCGATTATGCCTAAGTCATTGCCGTGAAGTTCCGTTATGTCGGTTGTTCCAAACTTCATACCGTGTATTGCATTGAATCCGGCAATCTTATATTTACAGAAGTCCACCGCTCGGTATGATTCATGTTCAACACCTAATCTTGTCAAAGCCTTGCTGAATGCGCCGATGCCGCAGAAGAGTTCTATTAGGCGCACAGGCTTGTCGATTATGAATCTTTCCTTTGTCAGATGGTCAAAACTTATTTGTTCCACGGCAACTCCTTAATAATCTCGCCATCCCAATATGGCTCTAGGTTTGATTTCATATATAGCGGTATGCTTGACTCTTTACACGCAGCAATAATGCTCTCTATCCAACTTCTTTTAGGCTCAACACGCTTTCTTCTGTTATTTCGTCGAGAGAACGTTTGAATACGTTGCGAATATCGCGTGATGCGCCTTTTAGGTCGCCAATTGACCTTGTGTCATGGTCGACTAATCTATCCGGCAATAAAACATAAAAGTGTTCCCACTTGACGGATTTTCCATCTTCTGCTTGCTCGTAATTCTGATTAGTTCCCACGCCCTTGTGCTTATTGACAAATATGTCAACAACAGGCTTCGACTTGAGATATTGCGACAGAGCATTTACTACCGGCTGAAATGTACCGTCTCCGGTTTCAAAATCCCACAGTGTATGCACCTCGTTGTTTTTGATTACAACAGCGTTTCCGAAACTCTTTACAAAATGTCTGCAACAGCTACAGTCAAACTCTCTGCGCTCACGGTACACCTCGTTAGTTCCCGGCGGGAAACTGTCGAGATAGAGATTCCAGAACTCCTCTTTGTCAATTTCGATTTCAAATAATTGCGTTACTTCTTTTGTCAGACTCTCAAAGTTATCTTGAAATACTTTTTTGAACTCGCTGAACTTCATTGTTTTCACTCCTAAAATTTATTTGACACACTACTGAATTTCGTGTTGCCATCATGGTGACCTCGGAGAGAATCGAACTCTCGCCTCCGGCTTGAAAGGCCGGCAACTTAACCACTTGTCTACGAGGCCAGATGGTCGTGGTGGGTAGGAATTGAACCTCCGACTTCACACAGATGATGAGTGTGCGTTCTGCCGCTGAACTACACCACGACATATGAATACTAAGAATCCTCGCTAAAATTTTCGCTGTCAGAGTTTGGAAATCTCGGTATCATGCCAAGCATCATTTGATGCTTGGTGAGGTCTAGTGCTATTTCCTTCGGAAACCCAACACGTACAAAGCTGTCGAACGTTATTTTATACAATTCTGTCATTGCGCCAATTGACTCAACCATCTTTTCAAAACCCATACCCCTGTCTACCTTTCCAATATTGTTTCGATATACGTAACTCCGAGAGCATATGCCGCCCAACAGTCCGCTTTGAATCCGTAAAACCAATCTCGATTTTTCTTCGTGCCTTTCCCATTCTTTAGGTCGTGGAGCGCAAATCTATCAATCAATGCCCTGCGGACGTTTGTATCTTTAGCCCTGCTGTCTTGGCAGATATGAACCTTGACCGCCATACGGTAAATCAACTGCAAATCTCGAATAGTCTTGCGTGTAAAGCACTCGTAGAGCCGCCCTATCCATTGTGCTGTGTCCAACACGTCACGCCCTATCAGGTTTCCGTAACTTTGAAGATTTTCGATTGCAACGCAGTCTATTTCGTCGAACTGCCATAAATCCCTGATATAATGCCGCAACATATGGTTTTCTACTTTCCCAAAATCAAGAGGCTCGAATGTTTCGGCACACATGATGCAGTATGCGCTTTCTTTGTTTCCGGGGTCTATCGCAATGACTCTCATTTTGACCTCCAACTTTCGCCCTCGATTACCGTGATATGGCACATTTCCTTTAGCCGGTCTACTATACATTCCGCTGTCGTGGTATCGGCGCCTTTAGGAGTCAACCTATGAATTAACTCCGAGGGTGCGTAGTTTGTTGTGATGATTGTCGGATTAACCGATTCGTACCGACCGTCAATGATTGCGTAAATTGTTGCAAGTGTCCATTCCGTAGCTTTCTCTTTTCCGAAATCGTCAACAACAAGCAGTTTTGCGTTGATGTATCTGTCAATAACGTCTCTTTCGCTTGCGATGGGATCCGAAAAAGTATGCCGGATATTTCCGAGGAGAGCGCGTTCCGTCATGCAAATAACACGATGTTCTTTTTCAATTAGCCGATTGGATATTGCGGAGGCGATATGAGTTTTCCCCGTTCCCATTTGCCCTATAAACATAATTCCGTTTCTCTTAGGCAACGCCCTTCCGCGTTTAGGAAGTAGGTTCTCGAAGTTGGTGGTATATTCTTTAGCCCCGTTGTACATCCGCTTTGCATAATCAGTGGTGGTTTCAAAAGTATCGAGTGTCTGTTGACGTGACCGCTCACCCATTCCGCTCATCTTGAAAAGTCTTTCCATGCGTTGTGCTTTCCGTCTTGATTCTTCACGCTCTGTTTCTTCGTGGTATATGGCTTCTTGCTCTGCTTTGTCACTCTCGTACTTTGCTATGCCTTCGGCACAGGTGCATGAGTTTGGAAAACTGCTTTTTATTTCCAACTCTCCGAGACGTACTGAGTTGTATGTCAACGGCTCGTTGCAGAACTCGCATAATTCCTGTTCAATCGAGGATGTGGAATCCTTCAAAAGATCCTGTATCGTAAGTAGATTTGGTCCCATTTTTAGCTGCGCCCCCTTTCGCTGTGTTCTGTTGGTTCAAGTACCCCTCAAATTTTCTGCCGAACAGTGTTTCCGGTCGTAGGTATTTTGACATCTCAGGATTCTCCAACCAGTCAGCAACTTTATTGTCTATAACGCTTTTGAAATCGTCGAGGGTAAACCCCTCTGCCAGCCGTGCGTTAATATGTTCGTTTGTTTTTGTTGATGTTGGCTTATAATTCGTACCCGCTTTTCCGTTGAGATATTCGATAATCACGTTCCTTATTTCATTCTTATTTATATCTTCATCTTCAATTACATCTTCATTTTCTAAAGGCTTGTTTTCGGGTTGTTTTTTTTCGGGGTCTTGGGTTGTTTTTGGTTTGTTTTCGGGTTGTTTTCTTGCATTCTGATTTCCTTTAGGCGCACCGCCCTTTTTGCCGTTTATGCTTTGGTGTTTAAGGTGTTTCGCCCTTTTAATAATTTCTTTTTCTAGCCTCACATTGTAGAAATTTCCATTTTCGTCTGTTTTGAATTTTTCGAGAACGTCAGAAATTTCTTCGAGTGAAGATACTCTTAAAAACAACCTAATTGTTTTTTCAGATAAACAACCCTTTTGGTGCTGAAGGCAGAGAAGTTTAATGTATTTACCTACCTCATCATCGGTGAATCCGGCAACGCCTGTGAGGAAATCGCTGCTGTACAAAAGAAATGCCGGGTCTTTGCTTTCGATTTCGTCGATTTCATTTTTTAGCACTACTTTTCTTCCTTTCCTCAGATACGGTTGCAATTACCTGTTTGCATTGATCCACGTCAAACATTGCAATGTGTGTTTTTTCTTCTGGTATTTTCATCTTCCGTGAGAGCCATTTATATGCACTCTTCCGGCGTCCCTTGAATCGTCCGGTTTTCCATAACGGATCAAACGAATCATGCGCCTTTCTGCGCCACAGTCGCAGCTCTCTATTTGCGAGCCGTCCGAGCGGCTTATTTGTATTCATGTGTGTTCCTACATAGGCATCGCAAGGGTGGCATATATACGCCATTCCGTAACTTTTGCCGTAAATTTCCTTACTATCTATGAGCCTCGCCGATTTTCCGCAGTAAGGGCATTCAACATGAATCATTAAGACTTCCCCTTTCTCTCATCTCCCATTCGGTTTTCATTCTTTCTAACTCTTCCGGCGGTAGCGTTTCGATGCCTTGCTCTTTGCAATCCGCTACAATTAACTCAATAAGATTCGCCATCTGCTTTGAGTCGTAAGAACTTGAGCCGAAATAGAAAATGATAGTTTGTTTGCCCGGTTCAATGTCGTTGCCGAGGTCGTCGCATAACCATCCGAGACCGATTGACTGCCATGCTGCTATAGTCTTTTCTACAGCTTCGTTCCGGACGGAGTATATTTCAAAATTGTCGCCAACTTCACGGATATACTGCCAGTAAACCTCAGTTTTTGTGATATTTAGCACCGCAGCGAGTTTTCCTATAAGAACCCAAGCATAAGCATTTGCGGTAAGGCTTCGCTTTTTTCTATGTATTTTCAACTCTGCGACATGTGTTTTCTGCCGCATTTCAGAGACAAACTTCCGGGCTTTGACAGGTTCTTCGTAGTCACTATGTATTTCAAGCATCAAGTAGTCTTTGTTGTTGTGTGCTATAACCATTGCACTCTCAAATTTAATGCTCGTCATTCGTTAATCCTCGTGTTGGTGGAGTAACACATATTGGCTGTGTTGCGCCATGTTCTTATAAAGCCAATCCTCTGCGCTCTCTTTCGAGAGATGGTTTTTCAGAACTTCCCACTCATGCACAAACTCGTCGTTTTCTTGTTTGCGCCGTATGCGTTCAGTTATTTCGGATTCCGTGTAGTTCGCTTCCACAAAATAAAGGTCGTAGCCTTTAGCCTCAATTCTGTCAAGACTATTTGTATCTGTCGCATAGAATACACTAACTGGTGCGCCCTTCTCGTTGTCGTGTATGAAGATGTGCCAACAGCAGTTCTCCACATTATGCGTTGTTTTCTGAGGGCATACACTCAAAAAGAAGCTGTATGAAACACGCTTGTCCATCTCCATAACGTCAATATTTCTCTTCTTTACCTCGCAAGCGAGTAACCTTTCTACAAGCCACTCAGGAACACACCAACGTACCGTAGGACGTTCCTGTGCGAGTCGCCTAATTGTGGAGCGGTTAAAGTGGTCTCCGTGCTTATGCGTAAGAATTACGAGTTGCAACTTATGAGAAACGCCCTTAATCGCTTTCCACGGCACTCCGAGGTCAATTAGTATGCTATTATTTAAAACAAGCGCATTGCCTTTTGAGCCTGTTGCAATTATTTCGTAATCAACCATTTGTCACTCTCTTTTCTTGTGTGGCGGAGTAGGGGTTGAACCTACCATACAGCTTATTAAGATGTAGCTAATATCCGCTGACGACAAGCCTTGTATACCAAGTGTTTCAATTTCCCTCAACCGGTATTGGTACTTTAGCCTTACATGATATTCGCACTGTTCCGCCCTTATGCAACTGCTGTGGGATTGTGCCTGCGGGGAGTTGGGATATACTCCCCGCAAGCCTTGCCGTCTCTCCGTGCTGTCACCACCTGTTGAGAGCATCTGCCGTGGTTGCCATCAGTCACGTCCTCAACTAACGTCTCACGCTATTACCGCACACGCGTGAAAATAACCCGTACTTATTCGTAACCATTAACTTAACTATGGTCGGCGGTTAGATTGGATGGTATATAAACGCCCTAGCGGTTATAACTCGTCCATCGATACTTGCTCTGCATCGTCACTGTCTGCATCGTCACCTTTAGGCGGCTCGCTTGCGCTCTCGGTTGGAGTGTCATCGGGTGGTTGTGGGTTCACCTCTGCAACTACTTCGCCTATTTCAGCACCATCAACATATTCAACTGTGCCGTCGGCATCAATCATGGCAGTGTCGCGTTCATACGCCTCTCGCATTTCGATAGACATAAACCCCCACTTGCTAATTAGCTGGCGTATCATTGTTTTTAAAGCCATAGCATCAAAGTTTTTCTCCCAATGGGTGTAACCTTTTTTCGCTGCGTAACCCTTTGAATAACGAAGGGCGTGTTGCTCCATCTTGTCCTTGCTCCAATAAAATGATTTTTCAAAGCCATTGAGATACTTAAGATATGCGTAATAACCTACCGTCTCAGCCGTTTCCCGCACAAGCTCATCTTGTATAATGTTAATATCAATTTCTCCGGTAAAGGGATTGTAGCTGTTTAGTTCGCCTTTTTTTATTTCCAGCACATCAATATTTTTGTATTGACCTGATCGGATAGCCAGTTGTATGTACCCTTTGTAGCCGAGGATAAAGGTTGCTACCATTCGATTGTTTTTGTTGTCTTTGAACGGCACAAGATAATACTGGCCAAGCTGCGGCGAGGGTGACAGGTTAAGGCTCTCGCCAAGCAACGCACACGACAATATTGTTCCAGCATCACACTCTTGGAGCGCAGGGTTGACCGCAACCGCAGAACTGATTGCAGCGACAAACCGCTGTGCGCGTTTCGGGTCTTGCAATGTGTTGTTGATTAGCTTTTTGTAGCCCTCAGTCTGTATAGCAACTGAGAATTTCGGTTTTTGTGCTTTCGCTATTGCTGTGTTGCTCATCTTATAAATCCTCCGCTCTAATTTCTTCTGTTTCTATTGCCCGTTCTTCGCTCTTTGGCACATACAGTTTATCGATGGTCTTGAGTTTCGACATCCACCGCTCATCGACCTTGCTTTCCGGCACGTTTACCGCCGAAACTTTAGCTACGCTCTCACTATTGCCAACTGGAGCAATAACTAAATCACCAACAGCAAGGTCTATTCCCGCAAAATAGGTGTACTCCCTGCCATCATACTCGTCGGAGTTCTTCTTGTTTTGATATTGAACAGATACCAAGGGCTTACTCATATTTGTAACCTCCGTCTACGATGAATTTTTTTAACTCTCTCAGCTTTGACAATGGTGCAGTCACCTTAAAAGTAACCGTCTTAACCGGGTCGTCATAAACCACTGGCGGGGCTGTCGGTGGAGCAAGAGGAGGAGCAACAGCGGCATCCACTTTGTTTTCCACCTCTTGCTCGGCTGCCTTTTGCTCTTCCCTTGCTGCTTGCACTTCTAATTGCATCTTGATAGCCTTGTGCCGTTCCGCAACAATCGAGATAGATTCCGCTGCGCTTAGAGATTTTTTGAACTCCGCAAGGATTTCGCCCTTTAACTCTTCCGGTTGTGTCTCTATCGCCTTTATGTCTGCAACAACTGATTCTATGCGCTCCTTGCATATCTTCTTTAGGGCGGTTTCGGTGGTTGACATTTTGAACACCGGCATTATTTGTCGTTCAAAATCCGCATAATCCACAACGCCGCTTGATTCAGCGCACTCGTTAAAGAAGGTGAAAAGTTTGTCAATCTTGACCGACCTCAATTCGTCCTCAACCTCTTTGATTTTGGAGTCCAGAATTTCTTTAGCAGCTTTGTATTTGTCGCTTATGCACTCTTTGTAGACAGTCTCAAACTCGTCATACGGATTGAGTACCTGTTGCTTGACAATCTTGCGTAGCTTTTCCGCATCGGCAAATTCCTTATTAAACTCAGTACGGATTTTCTTGACCGCCTTCACTGATTCCTCATCGCACACGAGGGTATCTACGATTGACAACCTGCTGTCAATTTCCTCCGCAACGGTTTTTAACCGTTCTTTAATAACAGGGATTTGCTCAACAACAATCAGATCCATTGTTATGAGTTCGCTCATTGTTCACTTTCTCCTTTTAAGTAGTTATTTATTAAGTGCATCAATAGGTCTTGCATTGTAGTAAACCCCTGCACTTTCATACGTTGTTGCAACTTCGTATAAACGCTCCTTTCAAGCCTGCATGAAACACGGTGCGGCATCTTGTTTCCACCTCTCACACGCCGTTTTACTTCATCTATGTTGTCCGGCGCACAAAATTCTATAATTGCATTCATAATCTTGGGGTCTATTTTGATTCCGTATTTATAGCCATTTTCACACTTCGAGAGCATAGCTTTATCAAAAGCCGGACATATCGGCTTGACGGCTTCTACAACGTCCATCATCTTTTTTCCGCTCTCTAATCGTATTTGCTTTAACAAACGTGACATTGCTACACCTCGGCCTTTCTATCGGACTTGATTGATGGTCCCCATCCGAGCAACATTTTTGGGAAAAATCCATTTTCAGATTTGGTGCGCTTCTGTTGTAGTGGTTCGTTCACCCCTGCACCACACTCGCTACAGTAAACGGCTAACCATGTATCATGTACATTCGCTCTTAGTGTTATTCCGCAGTCGGAACATTTTCTTGTTACATTGCTCATTCTGACTGTACCTCCACCAACGAATATCTTTTGAATGAAACGCTTTCGCCATATCTGTTTTTTGACTTATCCCACTCGTCCTTGATGGTGTGTCCGCGTTCTTTTAGGTCGAGTATTCGCCTTGGCAGATGTGCTACTCCAAGTTCTGAAAAAGCTTCAAATGAACTGATTGAGCCGAAATCATTCATGTATTTAAGAACTCGGTCACACTGAGTTGGCTTGCTTAACCTCATAATCCTTCAATCCTTTCTCGTTCACGCTACATGCAAACCATTACATCCAAGCAGATGGTTTCGCACTCGTCATGTGTGGCGACAATCCTCACAGTTTCGTGTTTAGGTTCAAAAATATTCGTTGCTTCACACCGATAACATTCAATGTCAGCACCATTTACGTGGACGGTTACTTCAACATCATCACCGGGTTCACAACGAGATAATTCTTTTATTAGTTCCCAAACTTTCATAATCCTTCAATCCTTCTTATAGCGTAATTGTTCTTCCGACCAATCGGGGTATCTCAGTTGCAGATATTTCCTAAATAGCCTGTCTATACTCTTTCGCTCCTCCGGATAGCCGTGGTCGTGTTTATCGTGGCAAGGAATGCACATAACACCAAGATTTTGTTCTATTCCGAGTCCGCTCAAGCTACGAGGTATATAATGAGCCACTGAGAGCATATCGCCGCGTTTGCATATAATGCACAATGGGCTTATTCCATCGTCGCTGTCACGCTCGTAAACGGCTTTTCTGACTTTTTGAGATATATCTAATGCGCGTGTCCGTTTCGACTTAGGCATCTTTTTTACTTTCCTTTTCGAGTATCGCATCAGCATTGGGCTGTTTCATAAATTCGATGAACGAGTGATATGCCGCCGCAGCGAGATTTTTCTGATTCTGTGTTGGGATTGAGTCGTAATCAGGTTCAACAGGGTTTCCGTCATCGTAATAGAGATTACACTTGCTCATTCTGTCGCTCCTTCTTCTATTTCAATTGATAAAGTACATTTCAATAACAAGTTGGAGTTAATTTGCTTTTGTGGTTCATGTTGCAACTCCCATCCCACGAGGTATGAAGGGCTTACCTCCAAAATATGAGCAATATGCTCTATAAGACTGAGCGAAGGTTCTCGTATGCCAGACTCCCAATTGCCAACAACACCGCTCCTCATTCCTAATTTTTTGGCTAGAGATGCTTGAGACAATTTGGCATCTTCTCGGCATTCTTTAAGCCTCTTTTGAAACAGCACATTCATCACTGCGCCTCCATCATCAGTGAATCCATAGTCACACCGAAAACATCAGCGATACTCTTTAACAAAGTTGCAGAGGGTTGTTTTTGCCCTATCTCTAATTGTGCAATCATGTTTTGAACTACGTGAACACGGTCTGCGAGTTCCTGTTGAGAGAATCCCTCTTTTTCTCTTAGTTCACGTATCCTTTTTACATTTACCATATGTTGTACCTCACAATTCAGTTACCGCAATATATTCTTGCAATTTCCCCGCAGTCGTGGTATAATTAAGTTGCTACATTCAATTAAATGCCATTCTTGCGGGGATTATTGCGCCCTTCGGTATTACTGGGTAAGTGCAAGTATAATTCACCACAGGGTGAATGTCAACACAAATCTTCACCTTTTGGTGAATTTAGTTGATTATACAAAAAGAACACCCTGCATTTGTGCAAGGTGCATAAGGAAAGGTTTGGCTTACATGGAGAAAGATTTTCAAGAGTTTAAAGATGGAATGCCTGAGTTTGATAGTCTGCTACCAGAGTTAATCCGCGGAGTGCTTGCCAAAGAGTCTCACGGCTTTACTGATGATGAAGTTAAGTTTATTGCAAAATTGTCTGCAAGCGTTTCGTTTGTTCTTCTCGACTGTTATCACCGTTGGTTGAACCTTCCCGAAGAACGTTGACACATCGCACATAGCGTTAAGCCTGTCGCTGAGTGTTGTAGTAGTTAAATAGTCATGTTTTTCGTGATTATTCTCTAAATAAGCGTTATCTTTCACCGTGATACCTCCCTAGGTGTTTAGGGTTATTATAATTCACCATATGGTGAATGTCAAGGAGGTTTACTATGGCTTTCCAAGAACGAATCATGGAACTCATTAACAAAAAAAACACAACACGAAGCAAAATGCTTAAAGACCTTGAAATCAATCACAACGCTTTCGCAAAATGGAGCAAACCTGATGCTTTTCCTGATGCAAAGAACTTAATAAAAATCGCAAATTATTTCAACGTATCGGCTGACTTTCTACTTGGCTTGCCTATGCAGGGATTGGCACAAGACGAACAAAAACTTGTAGAGGACTACAGAGAACTAAACGACCAAGGCAAAGAATGGATAAGGCAAAATATGGCTACCGGGCTACACGCATATAAAAAACCTGCTACTTTTCCCAACGTGGAAAGTGCGGTAGGCGGCAATATTATCGCATAA